TATATATACTATAGTATAGTAAGGAGTTAGATCATTTCCTAGGTAATTTTCTAGGTCATTTCCTAGAGAGTTTCCTAATATTAGGAAACTGGCCGTAGGCTATGTGTTACGTCCGCACACCCTCAAACCCATTTGCGCCATATTTGGCGCATAGCTAAGTCATACCCTAGCCCGTAGGAGATTCCCATGCCCCTCAAAATCAACCCCAACAAGCCCTTCCCCCCGTCCATGTTCAAGAAAGGCATGCGCGTCAGGTTCCGGCGCAAGTCTGAGATGAAATACGACCCCCACCATGGCTGGAATACCGACGGAGATATGGACCACCTGTATGGCAAGTCCGGCATCCTAGCCAGCCAACCCGATGCCCAGGGTGTCTATGTCGAGATTACCGGCCTCAAAGGTCGAGGGGTGAAGGGCTGGGCTATCAGCACAGACATGCTCGTCCCAATTATCAACAAGCGTGAGATGAAGCGGCTGGAAGCCGAGCAGAAGCGCGAAGAAGCGGCAGCGGCAGAAGCGGCCAAGATCCGGGAAGCGCAGCTTGCTATGCTACCCGCCTCGGCACGTAATGTGGTGAAGCTGCTTGAATCCACTCCCGCGGCGTTCGGTTGCCAGCGCCCATATGTCATCGCCCTCTGCTCTGCCATCTTCGGCCTCGATCTGTCCAAGGTCGTGAAGTAATATTATGCCATCCCCCATCACCTTCCCCTCATGGCTAGAAGTCCTAGCCAGGGCCGACGAACAGTGGCAGCACCTCCTCAAAGGCCATGCCACACTTCACCAGTCATACATAGCGTGTGGCTGGGTGTTAGGAGACTAGCCATGCCCAATAAACCTCACACCCCCGACCCTCGCCCAATCAAAGGCGCCCAAGGCTGGACACAAGGCTGGACACAAGACTGGCGTACCTTAGAGTATGCCTTCAACGGCGAGGTCATTAATGTGTATGAGCCATGCGCTCACATGGTCCTGCATCCGCAGGGCGTGTTTGTCATACAAGGTCATGAAACGCTGTCCGCGTATGACCTGCACACCGGAAAGCTGATAGCCGAGAAACGTACGCGCTAACCCTATTTCCGGCCAATTCTAGCCACACAAACCATGCTAGGATACCCTAGCATGGTTCTACGCCTTTCCTGGCTATAACAGGCTAGGAATGGCAACAACACCAACCCTATCCAACCATAGAGGTATGATGTGCTAGTCGTAACCATCCAACCAGTCGAATCAAAGCGGCAGTCGTGGCGAAGTACAGACCAGGAAAATAAGGAGCGGTCCATCTTCACCACCACCGTCAAAACATGCACAGTAGAAGAGTTGGAACTGCCTCTCGTCCTCGACCGACGCCCCATGTGGCACTATGTTGAGCGCAATGGCCGCGTTAGCACATTCCATGGATCCACGCAATTCACAGTCACCATCTACACGTTAGACGACGAGGATATAATGAAGATCCAGCTAGTCGCAGGATTGACAGGATACGACACGCCATGATCTACACCCTCCAAGCCACACCAGATGAAGTGCGGTCATATAAGACATGGGCGCGTAATACGTGCCGTACGCCGGGGGATAGAGTGTTTAGGCACAAGCCACTCACGCAAGAACAGCGCGATAATTTGCAAGTATCCAATTCATTGTTCTGGCCATACATATGCCACGGCGATCTGTCCAGTTTTCATTACTGTGTAGGTATGGGATGGCTATACTATCTGACGGCGTGGTCATTAGAAGACACTCCACCTACATAACCACAACCAACCCGATCCAGAAAGGATCTATATGCGCATCATTCCCTGTACCTGTACCCACCAATTCCAAGACGAACGCTACGGAAAAGGTATGCGTTTGCATAATGAAACCATGAAAGGTGAAAAAGAAAATCGGCAGTATCGCTGCACAGTCTGCCGTACATTGCACACGAAAAATACTCCAGGATCGAGAGCAGTCGCGTAAGACAACCCGTACAATAGGACTAACCGTGAAACATATCATCACTGTATCTATATGCGGCGGATTCCAAGACTATAAGGAAACATTCACATACCGCACGGAGGCTGCGGCCAAAACTAAAATGGCCCAACTAAGGGAGACAGGAGCTATGTGGGTGGAGTACAAGATAGTTGGGAGCGAGAGGGTAATATTCTCTGGACCCCTTATATGCGATAAGACCGAGTAAGACAGTCGTACATAGCACTATCTCATAGTGCTATGTTAGCCTAGCCTTACATCGTATCGCAGGCAGCGGGCAATAACACCCGCTTGTATCTAGCCTAAACGCTAGATTTCCAGGAGGCCATCATGGCCAAGCTCATCGTCACCGCCACCAACAAGAACGGCCAGACCCTCGCGGCTGACCAGTTCCTCGCCATCTACAAGAAGGCGGAAGGTGGCCTGTTCACCGGCAACAAGACCTATCCCACGGTCGTTGCCGCCATCCGTGCGAATGACGCCGCTGTTGGCGCCATCCGTGTGGATGACTGGCTGGCTCTGGCCAAGGAGGGAGGCATTGGCAACATCAATGCGGCCCTGGCCTCGTATTGCGGGTAATGCCCGCAAACCCAACGCACAGGGTAGCGTCAAGCTAAAGTGCCGGTCTAGCCCCACGATACGGGGCCTTATCAAGCTACATAGCTAGTTGCTATGTAGCTTGTCCAGTCCATACCAACCTATGGAATCACTATGCCACTCAATCCAAATATGCGCTACCGTGATCGCCTGGGTCGTATTCATGGCCCATTTGTACCGCTATGGCAGCAATTACTTCATGATCCAGAACATAGGCGACAGCATTCTCCCCAATCCGATCGGCAGATGCGCGAAGATATACAAGAGGATCTCGTATCTACACCAGAACAATTAGCTAGACGATGGACAGAGGGACAAGTATCGTGGACTATTACATCCGCGCATACATATTGGGGTGGTCGGCGTTTGCCAGACCTGTCAACATACAACTTAGACCTCGATAATCCCATACCAGTCAACCATCTCTCACTTGAATCCGATCCATTCCAATACGTTCCAAACCTTTCTACCCAATACGGTCTACCCCTTTCTACCCAACCCTCTTCAAATACGGAGAGCACTATGCCCGCCCCAATCCAAGTCCGTTTCGTTCCCCCACCCAGCAACGTGCCAGCCAATGCGCGGTGCGACGAAATAGGATGTATAAATCCTATTCGTGTGCGGTTCATCAACTGCCTTGAAGACGACAAGGTATTCTATGTGTGCAAGGAGCACGGTTACCGCACCATGGCGGCACCGTTTGAGTACCGTGAAGACCTCGACGCGGTGCTGCTGTATCCATTCTACAAAGGAGACAAGCCTGTTACCAAGGCTGAGTATGAAGCGGGTACGGCGGTGTGCCCAAATTGCGGTGATCGCGTCGATGCTGCCGCACTCACCATGCCAGCACCGCAAGGCGCACTGGTGTATTCTGGCCCGCCAATCTGTCCATCGTGCCAGTCTAACTGGTTTACCACATGCCATGGATGTGGCGTGGCAATGTTGCGCAATCAGGATAATCCTGATGATAGACACTGTCCGGCTTGCGCAAGGTATCGGATCTTTGGCTCGAAGCGGCGTCCTACGCCCGTTTTCTTCAAAGCCAGCGAAGCCGATGATGCTCGCTTCACTGGCGCAGAGATCGAGTTGGAGCTTGATGGTGCATTCTCACGGGAAGAGGTGACACGCAAGCTCCTCGAACCCCTGCCTGTCGGCCTCATCCATGCAGAGGAAGACGGATCTCTCAATTATGGCGTGGAGTATGTCACCATGCCCTTGAGTGCCTCGTACATCAACCAGAACATTGACCTGTTCCGTAAGTTCTATGACACGGCGCAGGAATACGCCAATCCGGCCAACACACGTAACAATGCTGGCTTGCATGTGCATATGTCTCGCGCTGCGATCCAGCCGAATGAAGCAGTGAAAATGGAGGAGCTTGTCACCAAGCCCGGCCTCATGCAGCGGTGGCTGCTGCATCTCACTCGTCGCAGTCCTGATCGGTTCGCTCATTGGGCGAACGCCAGTCCCGATCCTGTGGTGTTGGACACCCTGGCTCGTGGAGCACGGCCCAACGTATCGCGGTATCGCTTCCTCAACTGGCAGCCTAAGGCCACAGTCGAATGTCGCGGCTTTGCTGGCGATACGGACTTCGAGCACTTCCTTACGGCGACACAATTCGTCCGGGCTTTGCATGACTTCACCAAGTCAAGTGAGTTCGACCTGAAATGCACGGCGTTCCGTCGCTTCATCCAGAATAGTCAGTACGAAGTGCTGGCCAAGATGGATGCCAAGTTCGTCGATTCGCGTGGTTCCAATACCATCAAGGCCCAGCTCGCGCCAGGACATTTCAACCATAAGGGACATGGATACTACCTCAAGGCTGAGCCTAGTGTGTATGATGAAGCCGGATTGTGTGGGTTGAATCGTAGCAAATACGCCTCGGTCTTCGACAATCGCATGCACATTTCGCATGCCAAGCAGACCATACACGATCCAGTCACTAATGCGACCTATATGTACTCATCTGGCACGCCAGTCGAGGTTATCCAGACGAACATCGAAGTCGGCAAAGCGCTGTCCATCACCACGAATCGTGAACGTGTCCTCGAAGAAGCGCGAGACTACGCCAACTCGCAGCGCATTAAGTTCGGCTCTACCTGCTTCTATGTTGGGGCTTATGTGTTCAACCAGTTGGAACAGTTGCACACGATGGGTCTCATGTCAAACGAACCTAGCATGGCCGAATAAGCCATACTCATCTTACGTATTAAACCTCCTCATTCAACTTCCTCCAACCAAGGAAATCTCATGTGTATCATCGTCTTTGTACCTCACGACTCTCAACGCCCGTCACTTGACACGCTTCGTCAGTGTTGGACTTCCAATCCTGACGGAGCGGGCCTGATGTGGTCAGATGGTGAGCATCTGCTCCATGTCAAGGGGCTTATGACGTTGGACCACTTCTTCGATGCGTGGGATAAAGTCCCGCCCGGCGTGGCAGTAGCAGCGCACTTCAGGATTCGCTCACATGGCGCGTCCAATGCTGCCATGACGCATCCATTCATCCTGAAGGGTGGCACCATCGGGGTAATGCATAATGGTATGATTGCCGACACTGGCTCCACCCATGGCTCCGAATTGTCTGATACGGCCATGTTCGTGAAGGATGAATTGGATAAATTGCCTCATGAATGGGAATGCAATGAAACTATCAGACGATTCCTGGCTTATCGTATTGGCGCAGGCTCAAAGCTGGTCTTCATGCGCAATGACGGCGTGGCGTGGTTCACGAACGAGAGTGCTGGTGTATGGCATGAAGGAGTGTGGTATTCCAATACCTCCTTTCGCGTGACACGAGTACGGAGGATAAAGGCATGGAATGGGTATGGAAGCTCGTATTATGACGATGATGATCGGGACATGCCTAAGCACACGGCTTCAAAGTTTGTGGCGTTTGGTGTCAAGGATGACGAAGAGAAGTACGGCTCAGTTGTGACTGGCTCGACCAAAGGGATATTCTGGAACATGCCAGCAGGCCGATGGTGCCGAGCCGTGCAGTCTGGTAAGGGCTGCATGTTGTATGACTGGGATTCGACTCTCCAACGATTCGTCGTGTCTGGCTACGCCGAATGGAGTAGCGTTAATAAGATGAAACCAGCATCTGGTGAAGAGAACATCTCTAGTTCAGTGGCCCGCGATCATTTCCATATTCCAGAATGGTGGGCGGAAGAGGTAGATAAGGACGATCCGGTTACGACTGCGGGCCACTTGCCTTATTCGTCATCCAACCCAGGACTCCATGTGTGACACCATGCCCTACCCACAATACCCATATCCAGGTGATGTCTGGCAGTTAGAAAGTGGGGAGATGGTCACTATGCAAGTACCAGACTCCTCGCGCATTTACTATGGGCCATTTAATGTCACAGCTACATTCATATTGAATGGCACTCTCTACATAGCCGGGTTTCGTAATGAAATACTAGCGGATAACACGTATGGTCCAGTGTACCTAGCGGTAATGGCGGATAGTATGATGGGGCGGCGACTACTCACCATACGCCGCATATCTCAAGCAGATCCGGATACGTGCCCGTGGTTTAGTATGAATGTGCATACGGTATTCCAGGTACGGCATAAGATATTGACAGCGATTCAGCTAGTTAACTCCTCGTTCTATCAGGTTAGCTGGCAACTATCCAAGCGCCATCCTTTGTACTCAATTCATCCAAATGGAGTGCAGGCGTTGGATGGGCTAATTACCTGTCCTGATACCTACCGTCGGCTCGAACAAGCGTGGCAGCGCAATTTATCTGGTGGAATGACTGATGTATGGATGTGGCGTTGTCGGTTTAACGACCCACAACTAGATAGTATGGCACCACGAATGATTGAAGGTAACCCATGGCGCGATTTTGCGTATGCTGAAGCCATGGCCGACCGCGTGGCTGAACAACTCTTAGCCTTGGGTAAGGCCCGTGGCTATCATCCAAGGATGCCCAAATGCCCGACATAACCATGTGCGCCGCTCTATGCGCCAGGAGTCGTCATTGCTATAGGCATGAGGATTCTGGCACCGAGCCTAATCCTGGGCGTCAGTCCTACTTTATGGGTAATCCCTGTATTGACTCATACGAGTGTTATGTGTCAATATCGACTATCCCGACTGAGCGATTGACCAAGAAGTCTAAACGTGAGGATACGCGCAATGACTAATCCAATATCTGACACCGACACTGACGCCTTCATGGCTCGTAGGGCGCAAGACTTGCGAGATAAGGAACAGGACGACATATATGATAAGGATACGGCACTAGAGAACCGACGCCGCACCGCCTTCATCGAGACACGAGATACCCTCGTGGCATTAATGAAAGCTAAATGGCCTACGGAACTCGTATCATCTAATCAAGTGGCTCGGGAACTCAAGTGCTCACCTGATCTGCTATCTCGTACGGTTCGACGTTTCCCTATGTATTTCACCGTTCAACTAGCACCAGATGCCAGTACGCGGCGCTGTACATGGTTCACTCTTCATCCACACTTAGCGAGGACAGCATGATACAACAAGAATATACCATCTCATATGGCATATCAGGCATGCTGCCTGAGCCAGTACGACGCGCTATATCTAACATCGCTAGCGGACTAGAATTAGGGCATTCCTCATATTTCTATCTGTCCGAGGACGCAATCGCAGAGGAACCTGAAGGAGATGATGCAACCATATTAACCTGGGCGAAAGCACAAAATCCAGGCGTTACGATAGAAAACCTTTTAATTAAATATGGTTGGTGATCTATGAGCTACTTCCATATCGTCAAGTCCCAGCAATCCTGGCGTGATGTCGGTAAGTACAACACAGAAAGCACCCCACGCATTGCCGTGCGTCCAGCCATTATCAGTTGGCTTCGCGCCAATCCTGCCCGCACATTTAGTGTGTATGAGATAGCCCAGCACATCACACATCGGTCAATGACGGCTGTCCGTACCTGCCTGCTCCGATTGGCCGATGAAGGTATACTTAAATCCTTGCGGAATGATATGTTCGAAAACACTGGTAAATCGGCTTGATTCATTACTGATTCGACTTATCTTGCTGGCCCAACCCACCACCATTTCCAAAAGACTCCCATGCCCGAAACACTCGACCACGTTGCAGTACAACGATATATCGCCTCGGCTGGAAATGACCTATGTCGAATTGCGCATGATAAAGCGTTGTGGGTTTCGCCTGATGATGAGGACGCATGTACGGCCTTGGATAAGCTGACGGCTTCAGTTGCCGACCGATGGAACCCTGACAGACCACTGTCCCCATTTACGGTAGAGGTACTGACCCGCTTCATCCAGCTTTGCCCGACATTCGACCTCATACGAACACAGCATGACACCGACCAGGACGAGTTTCACTGGGCCTGGGTGCGCCTCGTGTTCGCTGCTGCGGGGTATGAGGCGCACGGCCCTCTGGCTAGTGCGGCTTGCATGCTGTACCCCCAATGCCCCTTGTCAGTTTCAGAGAGTCGCGACGAGTGGTTGAGTGCCCTCGACTCAGCACACCGTACTTGTGGTTGGCCTGTTACGGTGGCCTTTCTACCCTGGAAGGCACTCGTTCGCGCTCTCCCTTATGTTGAACGTGACGAATATATCCCATCCACATTCGGTCGCGCTATCGCCCTACTTCACGCATTGAAGCATGTCCGAATTGACCATGGCGAAGATAACCCACAATTCATTGTGTCATTCGGTGGGGTATCCAGCTTTGCCGCGACACGTAATAGCGCAGGTATCCTCAGCGAGATGCGAGATACCATGTCAGCCATCACCACCATGTTAGGATACTATGGATCAAGTACTGAGAAATCCCAGTCACCGCTTCGCATTTGCTGGCGATCGCTCGCCAACCGACTTACCGCAGGGAGTTTCTTGCCTCGCCGTCCTATTGCCCAACTGCCCGGATATGTTCTGGCCGGACCCTGGTCAACAGTGGTTCCGACAACCGACACAGGACGATTCGCGCAGACTGGTCTTAGGCTGGATGGTGTATGGCTCGCCAAGGATGGTCGCATTGCCGAATATCACGGCGATGACGAAGATGTTGTCACCTACTCCTGGAATATCAAGAATCACACGATTTTCAATACAGATCGTACACGATTCGTAAATGGTCTGCCCGAAACCTACACGGTAGGCGAGTATCCGGCTGACTTGTGGGCTAACTACTTCCCCAATCTGGATGAAGCACACTTCCCCTCGCCGCTGCATAAGCATGCATTCAGATCCCTGGTAGACTCAATAGTTGTATCCTCCTTCCTTGTCGATGAGTTCCAGCAGTTTACTGGCGAAAAGCCTATGTTACTCTGCTTCCCCCAATCCCCGGAGATAGAAAGTTGCACAAACCAAGGCAAAACGACTGCGGCGCTGGCTATAACACGGGCCATTGTCCCTGGTATCACCCAACCAGTGAGTCTGATGACAGGTGCGTCAGCACCGGATCAGAGGTCATTTGCCCAGCAGCTATTGCGCTACGGTACGGCCTGCATCGACGAATGGTTCCCTACCGCGAAGGACGGCCATGTCCTGAGCAACCGGAACCTCCAAGCTGCGATGACGGGCGGGAGGCTGACGATCGGCCTAGCAGGCGAGAATGCCCCTGGTGTGTCGTTACGGTATAGCCTGACCGCATCATGTAAGGCTGGCGATTTCCCCCCGGATTTGGTCAATCGCGTCATTCCAGCCTTCCTCGGCCCCCTCCCGGAAACCTCTAGGACTGGCGTAAGTGGAGATAAGCTGACCAGTGGACAGGCCAGCCTGGAGATACGACTTGCTGCGCTGCACTACATTGATTCGACCGACTTAGTAGAGTATCTAAGGTCTTGTGCCAAACCAACTAACGCCTGGCGATACCCATGGCATCTGGCTGTAGCTACTCACATCTGCGCTACCCGGACTGGTCTGCCTATCTCAGAGGTTGAGCATGCGGTTGCCGAAGCTGTGAAGCTCATGGCTATCCGCATGCTTGACCACGCCAAGATCGCTGAAGAGTCCGGCCTCCTCACTCAGTTGCGTGAGGGTGTACATATCGAACTGCCTATTCGCGCCTTCTTCGACAACCTGACGGACGTGGATCTGCTTCAGCTAGTCCATTTGGCCGAGCCGCACGGTTCGACCATTGGTGGCGTGCGCTGGCTCACGGCATCTAGTCTGGTGAGAGCGCGCAAAGAGGCTCATGGCACTAATCGGGCTGGCGTCCTACTTGAATCAATCACCGGCCTTCGCGCTGGTATTACTGACCGATCACTTGCACGAACCTTGCTCGTAGATGTACGTAAGACTATGAAGCCTGATGAAGCCGTGCCGCTTCCAGGCACATCATATCAGTTACGCCGATCCTCCGAGGCTATGGAACAGCAATACGACAACAAGGTGTGGTTAAGGATCGAACCACGCCAACCAGTTAAACCAACAACGCTCTAGGGGGACGATGAACTACTTATACATAGACTTCGAGTGTAAGTATAATTCAAAAACCCTGTCCCTCAAGAAAATGACGCTTCGCAACTACTTAGCCAGCACGGCTATACTAGGCGGGGCCTTCGCGGAGAATGACGATGCCCCGATCTGGCTTACTGAAACAGACATGCGAAGCGATAGTGTGCTGTCCTACTTGCGGGAGATCGCACTATCAGAAGAGTGGACCGTTATTGCCCACAACGCAGCATTTGATTTGCGTGTGTGGCGGTATCTGCTCGATCTACCATACCCACGTCACAAGCTATGCTCACTGGAGTTGGCCTGTGCAGCGTTCCCCTGCCAACCCGGAGGCTATAGTCTCAACAATCTGTCCCGTACATTGGACCTCGGTGGACGCAAACTCGAAATCAACCTCCAAGACCACACGCCGCAAGAACTCGAAACATACTGCATTAGCGACGTGTCGCTGTGCAGAACTCTAGCCAAGCGATGTCTTGCCCGCCTCACCCCCGAAGAAATCAAGATTGCGGAGCTATGCAACAATGCAAGAGAGTTCTACTTCCATGTCGATTCGGCTCGGGTACTTGAGTCCGTACAAACACTCTCCGATGCTGCTACATCTCACGCTGTTGCGGCCATTGACCTGGGAGACGAGGATGCATTTGGGTGGGATGGCGATGTCGTTAGGTCCGTTAAGCCTGCCGCAGTCAAGAAAGCCCTCCTCGAAAACCTAGGCTTTGATACAGCGTCCATCTCATTCAAAAAGATCAACCCGGAGAAACTTCGTGACAACCCTAAAGCGGCGACCACACTCAAAGCGATTGAACGGACGAACAAGACGCTCTCGCACAAGCGTCGAGTCGGCGCTTTCGTCGGCGCTAATGTCATCGACGTGGAGTTGGGATATTTCAGAGCACATACAGGACGTTTTAGCTCGCCACAAGTTGGCGGGTCGAAAGGCATCAACATCCATAATCTGCCGAAACGTGATAAAACGCTTGCTAAGTCCATCAGGACTCTGTTCAGACTCCCACCAGGATACTGCTTTGTCCGAGGAGATCTCGCCAACGTCGAGTATCGGATCGAGGGATGGCTTACAGGGTCACGCCATACAGACGAGCTATTCCGACGAGATCGACTGGCAGATCCATATGCGGCGTTCTGGCTTGCTGCCACCGGGCAGCGGTGCAGTAAGACCGAGAATGTCGCTGCAAGACAGCTCGCAAAGGCAGCAGTGCTTGGGCTTGGCTACGGAATGGGCCTCGCTAGGTGGGTCGAGGAACTGCTCAAGGGACTTGCAGACCCAACTTTCGGAGTCACCCTTCACGATCTGCGATCTATATCGGATGCAAACCGTTGGACCCTCCCCAACGACAAGTACGTCCGAAGCGTCCTCGTCAAGTCCCGCGCCCCGGAAGTCGTGGTGGCAGTGGCTTACCACACTAGAGAGCAGTTCCACAAACTCCATGCTGAGTTCTTTACTTGTACGCGTTGGTTGGAGAGCACTGTGTTGGACGCTATTAGGGGCCTTGATCCTAGGGCTGGGATTGAACGAGCCTACCAACTCGCTACTGCTCCTGATCGGGGCCGTATTAATCTCCATTGGGATAGCGATTCTTTTGGTCCTTCGATCCGATCCCTCCGCGTTCAGTGTGGAGTTTGGCCAAACCCTACTGTTACATGGCGTGACCTCTGCTTTCGTGAAACGAGTATGGGTGGGTACTGTCTCCACTGTGTCCACCACGCTAAAGGGTATAGGCCGCTTACTAAGAATCTGCTAATTGAGAATGTCACACAATCTGCCGCACGCAACGCCCTATGCAAAGGACAACTAGAACTTGAAAACCTTGGATACAAATACCAACTCAGCGTCCACGATGAAATCCTACTCATTGTGCCACGTAACGAACGAGATGTGCGAGATGCCAGGGATGCATTGCTTCGGGTGTTCGGTCCGCAAAACACACTCGGATATGATTGGGCGGTCCTTATCGATCCCAACGAAATCAATGTATCCCAATCCCTCTACGAAACCCCCACAGACTGGTCTAACCTAGACCTGGAGAACTTACCATGACGTATGACGAGCTTGCAAAAGCCTTCCCACGCGTATTCCGACACTATGATTCACAAAATACCGGGTATGGTATTGACCGTACTCGTGACGGCTATTTTGCCAGTCCGTTCCATGAGCGAGGCTTTGAGCATCCAGATGGCTGGACTCCTCTCGTCATACGGCTGGCGCAGACTCTTGAAAACCTTATGTCGGCTCATGGCGCGGACATATGGTGCGAGCAGGTCAAGAGCAAGTTTGGTGAGTTACGCTTCTACGTCGGGTATGACTACGCACCGTATGAGTTTGTTATTCGCACTGATGCCGCTATTCGGGCTATCGAATCCGAAAGCCGCCGTACATGTGAACAGTGTGGCAAACCTGGACAACGCAAAACGTCAGATGGCTGGGTATACGTCGAGTGCGACGACTGCGCGAACAAGGCGGTGCGGGCATGACACTTGAAGTACGACAATCACCATGGCACAACATCAGGGCCAACGAACGGGTACTGTATCGTGAAGTTAGTCGTAGAGCATGTGGTATTGGCAGCGCGCTCGACTACAGAGACTACCAACATGGGCCTGTGCAATCGGGCCTCGTCATTGAACACGCCCGTTCAGGACGATACATCAGATTAGACCAGAAATGGTTCGACGTTTACGACCTCGAATTGCTGGAGGTATTATGACTATTGTCGATCTAATGAAACAGCACGTCTCGCCAGAGATGGCGGCTAATCCCGGCAAGGACTGCGCATGGCTAATCAAACGCATCATTAAACGCACTGGCGGGGCGGCTGATCCCGCTAGGATAACAGAATGCTGGCATATGTTCAACACCGTGAAACAAGACCTCAAGGAGAATGAAGAATGACCCGTCCACCCTGTCCCGCTGGCGTCGATCCAGAGAATTGGCACGATGCCTGCCTTGAAGTGGAACGTCTACTCCGAGTCCTATCGGGTATGGACATTCTACTTCATACCTCCTACAATCCACACCACTACCATCTGGAACCTATGCACCAGCCTAAGACTTCTACAATTACTGAGGCCATATGACCGGCTCATGTAATGTTTGCCATCACGATGGCACGATCTACGCAGAACATGACGCGGAGACTGGCGAGATCATCCCGTTCTGCCCAGTGTGTCTGAGTGAAGACGTGAACACGGATACGGATATCGAATCTTCAAAGGTAGGACGATGACATGCCATCTGACGTACACGATAAACGGACTACCCGACGCCAGAATGCAAGCCGTATCCAGCGCAGATCGAAAGGCTTGCGCTCTGACACATGCTCTGAATGCGGCACTAAACCAGAGGCGCTTAGGTGGTCTGCTTCCTTCTACTGGCACCATAACTCAGGCTTGCCTCGATGAACTGCACACTCACAATGTCCCCGAGTCCCGCGCCAGACTTTGGTCGGCGGGACTTGACCTCATCCGGCCAAACGGATCGGTATGCGAGACTTTCGCTGGCCGCACCCTCGACCCGTACCAAAGCGATGCTCTTCGCAGGCTTACCTGTGCCGGAGGAATCCTGGCGCTCGGCTGTGGCCTCGGCAAAACCCTTACAGCCCTATGCGCCGTCGAATATTATCAATCTCAACTAGCCACTAAGCGGTTATGGATCATATGCCCGCTCAATGCCATGTCGTCTTGGAAGCCTTACGTCTCATTCATGGACGGATGGGATGTTAAGATCATATCCATGGATTCGCTACACAAACTGGCCGCAGCGCCAGTAGGAGGAGTCATAATATATGACGAGGCCCATCTCCTCGGCGCGTCAACAGCGCGAAGAACAAAGGCAGCACATACTACGCGAATTGCGTTCGATGTTGGCCTATGTCTCACAGGCACGTTTCTCCACGGAGGAGTCGAAAAGACTCTCTCAATGCTTGACCTTGCTATTCCAGGCGCAGCAGGCTTTGCTTCCAAGTGGAGTGCGGGCGAGTACTTCAAGTGCCTCGTTCGAAAGAAAATCGGAACCAGAAGCGTCACCGAGATTGTCCGACCTGGGGGCGTGCAGCGCGAGCGATTATTCCAGTATCTCGCACGTTACGTGGTCATGCTCTCCTCGTCATCTGATTCAGTACGAGCCAGCCTCACCGTACCCGACCAACACATCCACACCATCCAACTAGCCGAACCCTGGAGATCCTTACATGAAGAAGCGTCGCACGTCGCGCTCACGGAATATGACGCCACGGGTGTCCTGCCCAACGCACAGGCTACGGCGCATGCCTTGTGTCGAGCGGGTGCCGACGCTAAAATTGCCTGGATTTTCGAGCACTTGGACAATGAGGCGTGTGTCATTTACGCGCATTATCACGAGACACTTGACGCCGTACAGGCCGAACTTGAGGCTGCTGGCATTACATATGTGCGAGTTGACGGCAGCACAACCGCCAAGGAGCGTATCGAAGCGCGCGACCGTTTTGCTGACGGCACTGCACAAGTATTTCTTGGACAGGTTGTGGCGTCAGGGATCGGTGTGGACGGCCTCCAAGAACGAGCGATTTACTCGATTTCGCTGGACCATTCCTGGCGGCCTGACGTGTACTCGCAGAGTCTCGCACGTACCTGCCGTCGAGGACAGACCCAGGAAACTCATCACTTCGACCTTGTGGCGAACCGATTGCAGCTACACGTCTTAAATCGAATCAGAGCCGGTGAACAATTCAACGCGGAGTGCCAAGAATGGCAAGAACTTAGAACCATAACTCAAGATTTGGCTCGCAATACCTCTCCCGATCCTACACTCACTCCTCCATGCCCCGCTACCGGCCAAGGTAGCACAGAACCGTAAGGAAAAACCTATGGGTCTCGCCGACGCAGCCAAAAAGGCTGTCCCTTCCCCCTCACCCGCTAAACCCGCTGAGGTTCCGAAGGAGGCGCCCACTACGGCCCTTTCGGTTCCAGCCGCTGGCATCATGGCCGTGATTAGTGCCGCCGATGCTGGTCAGGGTTTGCAATTCCCCCTGCTCATGGTGGCTGGCGGCGCTCAGGGCGGTACAATCGCTCCGCACAAGTCCGTCCCCCCTGAAATTGCTAATTCCATGCCCCAGGGTAAGATGCCGATTGAAGGCATCTTCATCGGTCTCAGGACTGATCTGTCGTCCTGGCCGACTGGATATGACGACCGTGATCCGAACGCCGAACAGCAACCGCTGTGGAGTGTGGCGGTGTCTGCGCACGATCAGGTTGGCGCACTGGCTGTGCAGGACGCATGTAAGCAGTACCAGTTCACCAAGAAAGACGACAAGGCGATTTTCGACGCGGCTAAGTCGGGTGTTGGGCACATCAAGCCCACTCTACAGATGCTCGTGTGGAGCAAGATGTTGGGCGATCTGGTGGTTGTGCAGTCACCCGCCTCGTACGAGTCCTGGATTGAGGGCTTGCGCGGCATCATGCGGCTGGCCGATCCTCAGACTGGCGCACTGAATCAGTTCCCCATGTCCATGCGTATCACCTCAGTTCCCAGGTCGTCTAAGGCCGGTAACTCCTGGCTGGTGCATGTGTTCAGCGTGGACGTGGCTCCGAATGCGACGGGCGTGGAAATGATGAACACCTTCAAGGCTTGGCGGGCTGGACTGCCGGAAGAGAAGGTGAAGCAGGTTAACGAATGGCTCGCGGCGTCTGACCGTCCGATGATGCCCAACATCATGGAGGCGCTGACCAAGGCGAAGACACTCAGGGCCTAGAACCGGACTAGGACGTAAACCACCCAAGCCTCTACGTATTGTTGAGAATACGAATGCTCAACCCGGGTGCCGCACCGTAAGGCGGCGGGCGTATACGGTTTCCAATTACGCCGTCTGACCCCACGTTACGGGGTCTTTATGGGTCACATCGTCTAATTCTTCGGCCTAGTATAACGCGTTGAAGAGCCGAAACGGTTAAGTTCCAGCGATAACATGCTGGCGATGTGGGTTCGAACCCCACTGTGACCCCCACCCTCTAAGGAGCATCATGGCTAAACTAAAGACACCACGCCGAAAACCCCCGGCGCATGAAATCTCTACTAAACGTGTGCTAGGCAAGGGCTGGCGTAAAGGTTCGCGTCATGCCAGATAACCTATGGCGTCCACGATCAAGCACGCTGGGCGCCTATTTTCTTTGTGACTACCGTGCGGCTCTTGACCGCGCAATCTTCTATGGTGAAGCTGAAGCGATCGACGACGCGCAGGACACCAAGTATGCTGATTTCGGAACCCTCATACACTGGCGCACCCAGGAGCTAATCAATGCCCACTTCGCGGAAGACGCAGAACCTCCAACTGCTGAACAATTTGAGTCGGCTTGTCAGTTGCATGGAGGGGACCCCGGAACTTGTCGAGATATGGTTGAACGCGTCGCTGAACGCGCTGCTCTCAGACTTGCAGGACTTGGACTCTCATGGGATGCTGAGACCCACTGGAAATCCGCCGACCTCACTGGACACATCGACTTCCTTAGTACCGACCGCGACGTAATCGTTGACCTCAAAACAACCTCGCGTAAGCCGACTCACAACCGAATCAAACCCTCACACCTGATCCAGATGGTGGCCTATTGGTTACTCACGGATCGGACACCCACGAAAGGCTATGTCCTCTATGTTGACGCTCAGAAGTCCGCTTGGAGTCTCCTTTGTCCACTCGATTATGGAAGCGATGGGGTACAAAATCTTGCCCAACAAGTCCAAGAGTATCTCGCGTATCTGCGGTCCCCCCGGCTTTCGGCGGCTTGTGTCCCGCGACTCGGCGCCCACTGCTCCGAAGAGTTCTGTCCCCATCGTGCTCGCTGTAAGGATTACTACGTCCCACCACCCGGCGATTTAGACGAGACCAAAGACCGTATCCCATCCCTCCTATGCCAAGGACTGTAGAATGCCAGACAACCTTACTCACCTCATCGAACTGCTCGCTATCGCCTACACTGGCGATCCCGAGTGGATGGACATGATGCACGAACAGCGCCAGGAGGTCCTGCGTAAGATGACGCGGGCCTTTGAGGCGCTGCAAACGTATGTGATGTCACTCCCCGAGACCGCTTTCGACCCTGTAACTCAAGCCACTACTCCAACCCCCGAGGACCCTCCACATGCCTAAGCGCCTTACAATCTACATGACGGACGAAGACGTTATGAAACTAGATCATCTTCAGGCTACTACGCACTTGAAGCCGTCCCAGCTTATCCGCATGGCGCTGGCGGCACTGCCCCAGTATATCGAAGCCGCAACGGTTCCAGTTCCCGAAGCCGCAACGGTTCCAGTTCCCGAAGCCGTGGTGGAGGAATGACATGGACCATCCAGAGTTTAAGGGGTGGCCGTCTATCCAGCGGCTCTCCTCTGAAACCATGTATATCACGGAGAAAATAGATGGGACAAACGGTATTATTCACGTATCAGAATCCGGGACGGTACTCGCTGGTTCACGGAATAGATGGCTGTCGCAGCCGGATGGATCACCACCATCCAGTAAATCGGACGATAATTTTGGTTTTGCCCAATGGGTCTACGAGAATACAGACGGTTTGCGAAGACTTGGACCAGGGTATCATTACGGAGAATGGTACGGTTCAGGTATCCAACGTCGATACGGGTTATCGACGCGACAGTGGTGCAACTTTGCGTATTATAGAACGGACAGTGACGTGGTTTGGCAACAGGTTCCACTTCTTTACTCAGGCCCTTTCTCGCCCGAGGCCATCACTGAATGCGTGGAACGGCTCAGATCCACTGGGTCCGTCCTTGTACCAGGATTCATGGACCCCGAGGGAGTAGTCGTAACCTTCAAGCATATTCCAGGCAAGTTCAAGAAGTTCTGCAAGAATGACGCGCTCCACAAGTTCCAGCAGGCGGATGCATGCCAAACACCCTAGACCATGAAGTATGGATCGGAGTTGTGGGGTATGAAGGACGATACTCCGTATCGAACTTAGGTAATGTACGCCGCGAGAACCATACTATCGTACGCCGCGACGGCGTACCGCAGAGTTACTCTCAGCGACCAATGCTTCCGGTTATCCGAGAGGATGGTAGGTATGATGTCGTAATTGGTGGGCGTAGGCAGCGTATAGCCCATTTAGTTGCTCGCGCTTTTCTCGGCCCGCGCCCGAATGGGTATGTAGTTAGTCATAAGGATGGGAACAAAACGAATGATAGGTTGACAAATCTAGCCTATATGTCTAAATCACAAAACCAGACTAATGTCGCGGATGGCCTACATAAACATAATACTTCTGGCTATCGTGGTATTACTTTTAGTAAAGGGCAGAACATCTGGCGCGGGGTCGTTGTGGTAGAAGGTAAACGATACGGCAAATCAAGTGTAAACAAAGAGGTCGTAATAGCGTGGCGTAAACATATGGAACAAAAATACCGACTAGACCAGAGGATAGCATGAAACCAACCCTACTGATCTCCGATCTGCACCAGCCGCATACACACCCGGACGCTTTAGCCTTCTTATGTAAGGTACGCGATACGTATCGAACAACCCAAACTATTTGTCTAGGAGATGAGGCAGATGGCCACGCCATATCTTTTCATACTCCAAACCCGGATCTACGCTCACCAGGAGACGAACTAGAAGCCGCAAAGCAGGGGTTACGTAAGTTTCACGCAGAGTTTCCTCGCATGCGCTTATGTGAATCAAATCACGGTTCTCTGTACTATCGTCGGGCGATTGAGCACGGATTACCTCGCGCAGTCCTACGCAATTACGAGGAAATCTACGGTCTGCGCGGATGGAGTTGGCACCACGAAATTGTCGAAACCGTTGGTGATGGTATTCCGATTGTATTACGTCATCAATTCGGTTCTAACACAAAAACAGCTTTAGCCCGAGCGGGAGGAACCTGCATTGTACAAGCACATTACCACTCTTCGGCAGATTGCGTATGGTATAACAGTCCTCGTGGCCGTCTGTTTGGCCTTACAGTTGGGTGTCTTATTGACTCTGCTGGCCTTGCCTTTGCTTACAATCGTCTCGATCTGGCGCGGCCTATCCTCGGTTGCGGCGTCATTGTGGACGGGCTGCCGATATTTGTTCCGATGTGGTTGACCAGCCGGGGTCGCTGGACCGGGCGGGTAAGCCATGCTTAACCTGCTGGACCGAGCGCCAGAGGACGATGAGGATACCTTCATCCGCCAGTCTATGGATATGTCACGCCGCGTAGACTGGTATGTGTTCACCTGTTATCTTAGCAATCGTCGAGTAGTTGTATACTCCAGGACCAACCTGTGTCCGATCAGGTGTGACAAGTTCGATTCCATGCTCCTAACAGCGTCGAGGTAATATGGACGATCGTTTCCTTTTCATGTGTGGTTTAGTCCTGGTTCTCCTAGCTATCATCTACACTCCACCCCCTTCACCACCCCCATCCATGAGGCCCTCATGAATAAAGATCGCATCGTAGACCGCAAAAAGCAGGTTGGTGGCAATCATTACAATAAGTATAAGATCCAACCGTGGGATGTGATATTGGCTTATAAACTAGATTATTTCGAGGGCAACACGCTCAAGTACCTGTTACGTCATAAGGCCAACAGACTGGAGGACCTAAAGAAGGCTGCCCACTACTTAGAGCAGGCCATATACAACCTAGAGGCCACGAAATAATGCCCTTCAAGACCCCCGAAGAGCGTAAAGCGTACCAGCGCGCATACTACAAAACCCATGCCGCTCGATATCGAGCCGCCGCGAGGGCTAGATACCAGCTAGAACGTGAAGGTAAAATCTCATACGTACGCGACTGGGTAGCGCGCAACCGCGATAGAGTGCGTAAAACTTCCCTTAACTCGTATCTGAAACGGACATATGGTATCTCATATGAGGACTACCACGCACGGTTGGAAGCACAGGGGCATAAATGCGCCATCTGTGGGGTTCATGCCGACGATCTGTGGAGCAAACACCGCCGCCTAGTCGTAGACCATAATCATGCCACGGGACTCGTGCGCTCGTTACTGTGCCAGCAATGTAATACAGTGATAGGGATGGCGCGCGAGTCGCCGAGCGTTTTAACTAGTGCCATAACCTATTTGACCACGGAGCGCAAATGAATATACACATATATGTAAGTTCAACCCCGATTAGTCCTCCAAATGACGATTGGGTAAGGTTCAATTTCCCTGAGACTAGACCTCTTCCATCCGCTAATTGGATGGGCGAGGTCTTATCTAGTGCTATAGATATACTCTTGGAGACCAAAAGTGTCGATACTAGCCATTGACTGTGACTTCAAGAAGCACTACGCGGTGGACACGACCGGGTTGGTTTGGTTAAAGGCGTCGGACAACTGGGGCGCTCCATACCACGAATGGAGCCATTTCGACGCGATTCTATTTGAAATAGCTTCGCCAGTAGATTATACCCCAGATGGTAACAAAGCCATCGCGTATAACAAACGGAAATGGACCATCTGGAACGTGGCTCAGGCCGTCCATCTGGCAGATGTCAATTCATGCCGCAATTTCCTGGTCGCCTCCTCCTCCCAATGGACCAAGGGCTACGACCTCAAGACGCGGCACCATATGGCTGGGTGCAAGCAGAAACAGAAGGATCTGCGCGAATGCGAAGCGATGATTTGGTTCTACAAGCAGGACCCAAGTGCCTGGGTCCCGCTACCGCAGTACTTATCCGCGCTTTAATCGACCATATCGGCCAGACTCTCCAGCCACATATCCTGTAGGCGGATCTGGCGCATCGCAGTAGGTCCAAGGGTTGCGCGTAGTGCGCGTTCGGCTGCCCAGCGTTCGTCACTGTCCTCACCGCCCTTGAGTTTGTCCAACAAGCGGCGGTCGAGGATGGCATTACGCAAATCCGCCGTATCTTTGTCCAGCTTGAACAGCATACGTGTGGCATCGCTAATAGCTTTTCGGCGAGCCGTGCCGTCTTTATTCTTGGCTGCGATGATTATACGTTTAGCCGCTTTGCTGACTTCGCTCAATTCGCCCATTCCGCCAGTCAATGGCCGACTCATCATATCAGGATTCTTCTCGGCCCATTTATAGAAGCTATTGGTTGCCATCCGGCGATTAGGGTCTTCTCCGATCGCCGCTGACCAGCCCAGCATATCCCGCATAGCTCCAGCGGCCGGAGTCTGATTGATCAACATACCACGACGACCTAGGACCGCGTCATAGAATCCATCATCTTCAATCGCACCGTAGGTCTTTACTAGATCCGCAACCTTAGCACCAGGATAGCTCAGTGCCCTAATAGCATCTTCGGCCGTGAGTTTACCCGGCTTTCTAGCCGCGCCGATCGTGTCCAGAGCCGCTTGCATAGACCCGCCAACAAAGGCTCGCCATGCGGTCTCATACACAAAGTTATCAAGATTTTCTACCTTCTGCTTAACTCCAGTCGTACCCCCACGCAGGAAGGCCAGCGCCGTGACAGTTGCCGCGCCTCCAAGGCCGAGTCCGGCGACCTTAGATAGCAGATTGGCGGCATGTCCAGTTGCTTCCCATCCCTCCCCCCGATTCATGGCCGAGACAAAGTTGTCGGTCATACGGACGAAGTTGCGCATCTGTTGTTCAGCGAATGAGGCAAACGCTGGCCCATATTTACGCAGCAGGCCGTATCGCTGCAAGAGACCTTGGGACGCTTTACTCGCTCCTTCACTGGTAGTAGCTTCTACGACCTTCCTAGCAAGTAAGCCCACATCTGATTGCTTGATCTGGCCGTCTAACATACGCATAGCCTCAGCTTCAGAGAAGCCGAGATTCTTCAGGCGGGCCATCTCGTACTTAGATCCCCGCAACTTCCCACTTGCCATAGTCGCTGCGTAGTCCACTGCCGCGTTTGCCGCAGTGAGCGCCGAGAAGCGATTCATACTAATCTTGTGTGACATCGTACGTATAAGATTAGCCGCGACGTTCGCCGCCGAGCCACCAAGATCGACCATATCAACGGGCAGCGCCCCAATCTTTTCAGCCGCTTGACCTGATGCCCTGTATTCAGTGATCGCTTGGACTAACCCCTTAGCGAGACTCTTAGCCGGAACAGACCCAGCGTGGCCTAACACTCCAAGTGTATTACCTATGCCGCTTAACGACAGATTCAACGCTCGACCTGGAATAGTCAGAGCATTATTAAACTTATCCAGCAGTTTAGGCGTCTGCACTCCCAAGTCCCGGCCATGCAGCGACTGGAAAGCCTTATGAATTGCCGCGCTCGCCGTGGAACCAATTTCTGCGTCTTCAAACCGCTCCATACTGGAGGGGTCCCAGGCTTTACCAAACTCCTTAATGAAGGCGATACGATTAGCGGCGCCTCCTGTTACTTTACGGATATACGACGGTAGGTTTAGGTCCAACACCGGAATATGCTTGCCATTAACGTAGATGTCGGATGGAAACCACTTGAAGACACGCGTCATTTCCATGGCGTCGCGTTTGATCATTGCATCACTAGCTGAGTGCCCGATCTGTTGAATCTGATCCATCCAGGCTTTGATCGCCTCGGGGTTCTCGCCATGGCGTTCCAGGGCCTTAGCAAATATCTCGCGTGTGCCCTTAGTATTCTGCAAAGCCGAAACAAACTCGTCAGTGACAAAGCGGTTAAAGCCCCGTCCACCTTCATATCCCTTAAATGTGCCTCCAAGCACTTTCTCTACCCCAGCTTTGCGCGCCCAATCACCTGTCAGTTTGTTGACAGCGTGTATGGCTTTTACCGCTCCAGCCAGGAACGGCGAAAGCCCCGTGGTATTCCCCGTATCCAGCGCATGAAGTAAGGGACTACGTACTGCTGCCGTAGCTTTAGTCTCGATTAATTGATTATGATTGGAGGGCAACGATGCCCGCCGAACCTCTTTTGCTTTGACTAAGTTAAGGCCCGTAGATACATCTCGAATAGCCTTACTCACGGTTTCGCCCGCTTCTCCTTGCAGGCGAGACGATTCCATCTCCGTTTTGCGGATACGTTCGGCGGTCTTGGTAGCCCCAAGAGACTTCACCTGTTCCCAAGCAGATTTTACCGGACGTGTGAGGAACCCCCACGGTTTGGTTACAGTTTCGGGCGGTAGACCAGCGTGCATCTCAAGTTCCGCCCGCGCCAATCTTTCCTGTTCGGCTTGCCACGCTGCCGCGTCTTCAGCGGTTCCAGCGGGAGCGACCTCTTTCGGCGTATTCGCCTCAGCCGCCGCGCGGGCGCGTTCAGTTTCGCGCAGTCTGATTTGTTCGGCGGCGTCGTGCGTAGCCTGTGGCGTATCCACGACCTCTTCATCGAGCTTCGCCGCCATCTCTTCCTGCGCCTGCTTGGCTTTAACATCTTCCCGAGCACTACGTTCGAGGTCACTAAGACTAACGTCGCCCTCAGCCGTCGCTACAGTGTCATAGGTTTGTTTCAGTTTACGAGTAGCACTATTACCTTGTCCGACGATTCTGGATATGGCATTCTCCAGTTTGCCGAGTTTGTCTATTGCTACTGGATCTCCTCTATCCGCGCGCGCCCGCAACTTCCCAGCCTTCTCGTACAAAGATATAAGCTGCTTTTCTTCAACTGGATTGAGGGGACCCCGTTCGACCTCTTGTGGTCCTTTAGGTTGAATGCCTTTCTTGCGTCTTGACTTCTCCGCTCGTGCAGCAGCCTCCGCGCGCTTCTGTTCGAGCGTTTTTGGGGTGCGCGGAGTTTTCGCTTTGGGTGGGGTCGTGGTAAGCGGGACCGCCTCTACTTGCGGCAATCCTTCGGCGGGCTGGACCCCTGCTTCGCGGACTTCGGGTTGGACCTGGGCGGGCTGGACCCGGCCTTCGGGTTCACCGAGCGGTGCTGGAGATCCCCGCTGCCCTGGCCCGAGGTCCTCTGGCCGAGGCTGGCCTGGCGGGCTTTCAACTGCGCTGACTGGCGCTGGGGCGTTGTCCCCTTGGTTCGTGGGCGGAAGGCTTCGCTGAGGTTCATTTGGTATCTCCGGTAAAACGGGAGGTTTAGGTGGTTCTACCTGTACGGTATCACCGATATGAGTGGTCGCAGTAAGTGGTTTCGCTTCAACTGGTGGAACACCTGGCAATTCGGGCGGCGCGGTAGGTTCAGGAGTAGAAGGCGCAGTATCCTTCGGAGCACGGACTTTCCCGCGCTCTGCTCCTACCGGTGGGGCGGGCGGTTCCATCGCTGGAGGTGCCACCGTATCTCGCGTATTCCACAAAGGCGGCTGAGTCGGTTCCGGCACCGGAACCGTCGTATCGTACAGCGGCGGCTGTGTCGGTTCTGGCACCGGGGGACGATCCAGCCCCAACTCATTAGGCGGGACCATGCGATCCGGCATAGGTTTAGCGCGAGTCATGTCCACAGCGACCGGAGGCGCTATTTCAGGTGGCGTCACCCCAGGAGCGACTGGACGTGGTTGTGGAAGATCGACGACTACGGTATCTCCTGTTCGTGTAGTTCCGGTGGTCTGTGGCCGTGTGCGACCTCGCCCCAAGAAGGCCATCGCTACTCCAAGCCCACCACCAATTCCAGCGGACATTGGCGTTGATCGGAGTTCTTGCATCGCTCGCTCACGGTCCCCCGCTATACCAGATGCACCCGCTGCGATTGCTGGAAAGGCTATACCGAGACCTGTCGCTTTAGCTATCGTCGGAATAAAAGCTCGAGACGGGGCCAAACCTTCCAACGCTCTCGGAAGTGCTGCTGCTGATACTCCTTCAAGTACTCCCGCTGTAGCCGAGGCATAGGGATTTGCCCCAGCTTTATCTGAATCATACATACGTGCCCCAGCTAAAGCCGGGGCTTTTATTAACGTAGCACCAGGTATCATCCAGGTAGCCAAATCACTGCCAACTCGTCCGACCTCAGCCCCGAGCGTTTCATTCTGCGCTTTTACCGCGCCGCCCATTTCGGCTAGACTGTTTGGATCGCTTTCGCCACGCATCTGGCGGGCACCCCGTTCCAGGTCTTCGACAGTTCGGGAACCTAGTCCACCCATCACCCGCAACGTTTTAGCCCCCTGCACCACAAAATCCCCAGCCGCCTGCCTAATACCAGCACCAATCTCCCCTGGCAGTTCTGTAGTTTTACGGAAAGCTGAACTGAGGACACCTTCAGGCGGGGCAGCGCGCGAGGTCTCTAGTGGACGGGACTGCGCCCATACATCAGTGTCAAACCGTTTCTTGTTAAACTTGGGATTCGCAAATAAACCTTGCTCACTCGCGCGACTGGCCACCCGCGAAGCAATATTTTCTTGGGACAAGTCCTTGCCTTCAGAGGACAATTCTTGTTTAGCCAACTCGATGAAGCGTGAAAGATCGGGCATTGTATTCCTTTACTTACTCATCTGAATACGCGGTAGCCAGATCCGCCCAAGTCGCCGCTGGTTCAGCAGTTCCGGGCGACGAACCCTGTCGGGCGATTTCATCGTCCATCTCTTTTAATTGTTCCCCAAGATTAGCTTTCTCTTCGGGCGTGAGATCCCTAGAGGTATAACGTTTGAAGATTTTATTGCGCTCTTCTCTTAGTTTATCTAGCGGAATATTCCGACCACTCGATCCAGTTGAGGGGGTCCATTTCTTCGCCTTCTCAGCTAAAGCCTCCTTCAACTTAACATCGGCCTCAGTTCCTCGGCGTTTAAGGTCCATATCTTGCTGCCGCGAAACAAATGCCTGTCGCGCCGCCGATTCATCAGGAGACATCGAGATACGCCCCGGACTCATCGGTATCGCCCCAAAGGCCGTAGACATGAACTTTGGCGCCTCAGCCCCAGTGATAGTTGGCGCTGCTCGACCTTCAGAAATATCGACCAGCCGCTGATGAGTCTGTGAGGCGTCATGCTGCCGTTTCGTCTCCTCTAGTGTAGCGCGCTGCTGTTGTTCCATACGTTGACGATGAAGTTGGTTCTCAAACGTATCAACTTCCCGCAGTCCGAAGTCTCGTTCCGCCAGTCCACGCAGCCACTGCGACTGGTCCTGTTGTGCAGCGAACTGTTGCTGTCTAAACGCATCATCGCGCTTCTGATTCTCGAACGCCATGGCCATGCGCTGGCGATCCATGTCTTGCTGCTGTTGCTGCATACGGTTCTGCTGCATCTGCGCAGGCAGTTGCATAGAGGCGTTGATGAGACCTTGGAATCCGGCAGCGAGGCCACCTGGAGTCATGATTGCTTCGGCGTTCATATTATAGTGTCCCGTCGTCGTAGTTGTACATTGGCTGCTGGTACTGCCGAGGCTGTTGGTACTGCTGCGGTGTCTGGTAATACTGCATCATCTGATCGTGAAGTTGCTTATTCTGTGCTTGATTTTGAGCTTGCAAGCCGGATTGCTTGTACATCCCAGCACCGGAGTTAGCTAAATTAAGCCCGGCGTTAAGCATTGCGCCATACATCATCTGCTCACTACCCGCCGAGTTGGCCTTGGCCATCTGGTTCTGCGCAGCGCCCATCGCCGCCGCAAAGTCCCTATCAATCTCCGCGCCACGAATCGCCTGGAGGTTGCCGAATTGCCCAGCCTGCTGATGTAGGACACCATGCTTGAGTTGGGTGTCTTGACCAAGATTCGCGCGGGCCTGCCCCATCTGTTGTAGGGCTTGAGTATAAGCCCCTGGCAGTTGGGCGTTTAGCGCCCTACCCTGGGCAGTATTTGCCATATTGCGTGCATACGCCTGCTGGGCCGCGCTACGCAACTGGGCTTCAGGGATCTGGCTCTGAGCCGTACCCATCACGCCTTGAGCGCCTTGCAGTGCACGAGCATAGGCATTCTGCATATCTGCACCGGCGTTACGCGCCATGGCCGTACGGTTTGACATCTCACCAAGCTGGGCCTGTTGGTATTCGTTCTCGGCTTCGGCCCCGAAGCGACTGCGAATGTTGCCTTCTTCGGTCTGACGCCCCTGGTAGTTCGTCACAGCCGCACGCATTGCCTGTTCAGCCTCGTCTTGCGCACGCTGTCGTTTGCCGACCCCACGGCCTCCTAAGTAACCAGAGGCCCCTCCGACTATCGCACCGACTCCGGCCCCAATAGCCGTGCCATATCCCGGCATAATCTGTGTCCCAGTCGCCGCGCCGGACGCAGCGCCGGACGCCGCCCCGGTTCCAGCCATTCCCCATTCACTTGGCATACTTACTCCGTTTGTTTAGGTAGATCGTACGACTTAGCTTGCACCACTGGTACCAAAGGATCCCACAGCATTTCCAGTCGTCTGCAGCTGCTGCCCCCACAACTGACTATACATATTCTGTATAGCCTGCTGGTTCGCTATAGACTGCTGACCGATCGAGTTCATCATCGCATTGGCTTGGCTACTCGCCTGAATCCCCTGCAACTGGCCCCGCGCGCCCATATTCTGGTACGGATTACCCTGCATACCGGCGCGCTGCTGATACGCCTGCTGCAAGTCCTGTTGCCGCTGCGAGTCTGCAAGTCTAGCCGCGTTCTGCTGGGCTTGACCAAGATTGGTCTGGAACGCCTGACTTAGCCCAGCCTGGGCCTGCAAGCCTTGCGAACCACGATGGACGCCACGCTGGATATTCTGCAATGCTGTTTGAGTCTGGCCCTGCTTATACGCCGCATCCAGTCCAGGACGTACAGCGTCCATGTACCCCTTTTGAAGTTGAGGATACCACTGTTCCTGCGCATTCAGGAAGCTCTGCGTCTCGCGCTCACCACGCTGCTGGTTCTGGTAGCCCTGGTAGCCTGAGCGTAGGAAATCAAGCTGTTGGCGTGACATATTACTGGTTGGCATGCCATAGCCAGCCAGCCGCTGCTTCTGCTGGTCCATCCAGGCATTTTCAGAGAGATCGGGCATAGAGATCCTTACAGCTTGATAATGAAGGTAATAGCGAGACTGGGCTGCATTACGTTATGCGCCGTATTAGACCCAGTATCCTGAATGATCTGCTGGGCCGTACCATCCTCATAGGACGAGAATCCGACGGCAAAACCAGCCACACTATTCGCCGCTGCGATAGTGCTCAAGGTAGCGCCGGGGCCGTTTGCCACCTTATGGTGGTGAGCCGCGAGTTCACCTATCGTAAGAGCGTGAGCCTCTTCTCCATATTTATCAGCGATGGTCTTAGTCGTTGTGGTCTTGCTATTACCCGAAATCAGGTCCGTGTAGGTCTGCCCACCACCTGTGCCGACTGGGACCATCCCCGAGAAATTGGGCACCTTGAAGTTCGAGGCCCCGCCGGAACTACCAAAGCGCACGCCAATCGCCGCATACAGCGCCGCATAGGTTGGATTAGCCCCATCGTAGTTCGTACCGTCACACAGCACCCAACCACTAGGCGCACTGGTGCCGCCGTACATCACAATCGCGCCAGCCGGTGAGTTATTCCCAGCAATCTGAGACACCGTGGCGGCGTCAGTGCTGGCCACACCGGGAGCCAACCCAGTTATCTTGTTCGATCCCATCTGCAACGCGCCGGTCATCGCCACGCTACCGTCTTTATTCACAAACTGCGTATACAGTTCGTTGAGCGAGGCAGTAGCCGAGGTAAGCTGGCCTACCGTGGCCGCGTCAGTATTATTCGTGCCATCTGCAAGACTGACAATCTTCTGGCTCCCCGCGTTGAACGAGGCGGTCATGGCGACCGACCCATCCTTCTTCAGATAGTTCGAGATGGTGCCAAGGTTCGTAATAAGTAGATTCAGTTTGGTCATCACTTCGGCAAAAGCAGTCTCACCATTCGAGGCAGTGTACAATCCACCCGCATCCTCTAGTCCCACCAATGACTGGCCGTTGCCATTGGCTGTGGACTGCAATCGGGTAAGCAGCCCGGCCCCACTGGCAAAAGCCGCGATGAAGACCACATCGCCAACAGTGCGTCCAGTTCCAAGGGTGACACGCAGGTTTCCAGCATTGTCGGCCACGGTGACAGTGCTTGAGTCGATCTTTGTTCCATTGGCGAACACCTCGACATTCAACGCCGTGAAAGCCGAATCCCAGGTAATCGACGTATCGAACTGGGTCTGACTAGCCGTAGCCACGAACCGTTCGGCTCCGACTAGCGATTGCGCGGTTTCAGCCGCAAGGTTGACGAGATGCCCGGTCGAGTCAGTTATGCCACGGATCCACGAATTGATCGCGTTGACGACATCAACCGTGTTGTCCGCTTCAGTGTCCATGTCGGCGTACGACAGCGTTTGCCCCGCCGAATTGGCCTGGGTGAAGTTAGCGATACGCGAAAGGAAGTTGGGATAAGCCATATTAGAGGTTTCCAGTGTCAAAGCGGTGAGTGAAACGGTCCATACGGAACGGTTCGGTGCCAGTCAGCTTCACAGCGACATGATTCGCTATCAATAGCGGATAGGTACGACCAGGGATGTCCGTCTGGCTTATGATAGCCGGATTGACGACGAAGGACTCATCATTCGGATCAGGCATGTACGAGATGGTCGCCTTGCCACGAACCGCGTAATCAACTATGCGCCAATACTTCGGGATCGTATGATCCTCGCCATCATAGTACGCAAACTGGGTGGTCCATGAGAATCCAGATTCGTTCTCATACGCCGGATCGAAGATATAGATAGTATTATCCGAGGTGAACCGGATGTACAACTGGCCGTTTAGTTCGACCATCGCATCTACCGTATTCGGCAGCGTGTAAGTCGTCCAGCCGCTCACTCCGCTCATCGGTGAGTAGGTGAAGACGTACATGGTCGTGCCGATGGCGCACAGGTATTGCGCCCGCGCAGGCGACCACAGACTAGCAGGTTTGGGTTTATCGGTGAAGTCGATCGCGGCAGTTAGTGGCTGGATCTTAGCGCCAACGTCGCCTTCGTTCAACTGGCCAGTAGTGACGACGGCCTTGAGGCTGCGGAATCCACCCTGTGAAAAGTAGAACACGTCGCCCATGATATTGGCGATAGATCCAGGCTGCTTCGTGCCCGCACCGCCGACCACCCCGCGCAATTCGTGTTCAGCCGGGTCAGCCGAGATGTGCCACTTCTGTACCATGGTCTCGAAGAACACGACGAGCGAACCATCAAATATGCCATAACCCTGGAGCGTCTGAGTGCCACCGCTGTACTGGCTGGTTGGCAAGAATCCAGCATCCGCCTCATTCGACCAGTCACGCGGTCCATTAACACTAGAGCTAAACCATGTATCACCGCTAAACCGCTCACTCGCCCATATCTTCTGTGCCGCAGCGATGACAGCTTGACCCGGCTGGAACGGGAGGGCCACCTTCGTAGCGCGCGGCGTGTAGATCGACCCGACTACTGTTCCGGTCGTGCCAGTCCAGGTCGTATTGAGCGTCATAGTAATGCCCGACACCGAGCAGGTATAGGTCGTCGCTACTCCCTGAAACCATACGGTGCTGCCGCTCACAACGGCTTCGGGCAATGCGGTATTAAGAGTTACAGTCGCAGATCCATTCGTCGCCGTACCAGTAAATGTAACTGGCGTCTGATCCAGATAGTGATGCTCGTACGACCGACCCTTCGCCGGGAAGCCCGGTACACTATCCCGCCCCAGTACCACATAGGTCTTGTCGTCCCACGCGGCAGCCGAAACGACTTTGTAGTTCAGGTTAGTGGCCGGTACGGCAGTCGCGCTATCACCTACAAAATCGTACGCCATCCCAGCCGGGGGCAGCGGGATAGCCGAGTTCAGCCGGAACGGGATCGCGCAACGCAATCTATTCGCCGTGACGTACAGCCCAATACTGGCAGCATCCACCTGTGCGTACGCGCGAAGCTGATCCCGACTCTTGAAACCACCACCAGTCGTAAGATCGACATTGTTGGCCACCCGCATAGCTTCAGGCGGAACGGCTTCGGCAAGCCTACGAAGATCGAGGCCCGTGAAGTTAGTTACGGTTTTATTGCCGCCGCGACGTTGAGGCATTACCAAGCTCCGGGTGGATTCCAATCAGGCGTATACGGAATACTACGGGCACGATCCCAGTAGGCTGGTCCGTCTATCTTTCTCGACGCGACCGGGAAGCACTGAGGCGGACCCTGATTGACTCGAATGCGATCCAAGTAGCGCATATGCGCGGCCATGGCCAGTTCTATCGGCCCACCAATGCCCAACTGCGCCTGCACCTTGATGACGGAACGCTGGATCAGCGCCTCGCCATCAACACTAGCCCGATCTGTATCATTCACCAGCCGCGTTGGGGCAAGATAGTAATCCAGATGGAACTTGATCCACGAAGTCGCGTCTGGCGCGGGCATGAAACGAATCACGCCGTCCTGGATCGTCCAGAACCGGGGCATGCTAGGGGTCTTGTACGTGTTCTTGAAATCAACCAGGAAATCGAACTTAGGTTCATAGAATGAACCCTTATCGTTCTCAAGGTATAATCTATTAATCCCTCCCGGATCGCAGTCGTCCGGGATATTGTAGTCGGACACGCCATCCGTGAAGTTGAACGAGGAAGTCACACTACGCCGAACCCATTCGGACTCGTAGTACAATTCATATTGGCTCTGGTTGATTAACTCATCAACCTGAACCTGCTGGGCCGCGTTCGATGGTCCGGGCGAGCCAACGCCCGCCCGGATCATAGTCGAATTACGGATTTCCGTCAGCGTCAGTGGTAGCGATAGCGTCATCCGTCTTTACCTCGGTTGCAAGGCTCAAGCGCAGGGCCACTTCAGGGCTGACCCCAGCTTCGCACAGTTTCACGATGTCCGCACCGATGCACGAATCACGGTCGGGGAAGCCAGCCGTCTGAAGCGCGATGGCCAGCTTGGTGGATTCCTTATTGTACCTATCAATTCCGTCGAGCTTATCTTTCTTGGTCGAGTCGGTGTCCACCACGGTAGGATCTGCCGGACGCTCGAAGTCGGTCAGACCGAATACAAGGAACGACGCATGCGGGATCTTGGAAGTCTCGCGCAGCTTGCGCGAGCGCGCCAGATCCTTGTCGATCTCGCGCTCGATAGCCTTGCGCAGATCCGCCTCACCCTCCGGGAACACCATGTCGTACATCTCTCGCCCAAACTTAGCCTGAAGCATGCGCGCTTCAGCTTCGATGCTATCAATCTGGTGATACTTGGCGTCGGGATGTGCGGTCTCTTCCAGCGGTTCAACCTTCAAGTTCTCGCCCTGCAAGCGGATACCCCACACGCGACGGTAGAACGGGGCGTAGTACGCCGGTTCCATCCGCACAAATGAGGCGTTGTTCGAGGCAACCCCGACAATGCGGGAATTGGGAATCTTCATGGTACGTCTCCTGGTACGGACCAGTATTACAGGCAAGTGGATAAATGCAAGTAAACAAACTCCCCCGATGGACCATCCACCGGGGGAGAACCTCGCCAGGAGTCGAAGTTTTTGGGACGCTTAGGACGCGATATTGACGATCGCGTTAGCGTTGGTCACGATCGGCAGCAGGGACAGCTTGCTATCCAGGCTCAGCCGGGTGATGCGCTGGTCGCCGTCGTCCATCGGGGCGCTGAAGTACTTCTTCTTGCCAGGAGCGTACGCCATCTTCCAGGTCTTGCTGTTCAGCAGGTACATGCGGCGGGTCCAGGGCAGCGACGGGGCATCCTTGGCATCCAGGATCTCGAACGTCGGATCATGGACGATGGGGATGCCTTCGAAGTGCAGACCGCTATCCGGAATACCAATGTCATACTGACGCTTGGCGTCGCCGCTCTGCGTCATGTAGAACAGGTTGTTAGCCCGAGCATACGAGACATAGCGGTCGATAGCGCCCGCACCAGCCAGGATGAAGTCAACACCGCCACCAGTCCGCCCACGAGCGCGCAGGTTGGCCTCACGGCGAGCGGTCGTGAGAGCGCCAGCCAGAGTACCACCAGCCGCGTAGGTCGCGCCAGTGAAGTTATAGTGCTGCACTTCAGGAGTGCTGGAACGAGTCAGACCACCGATCGAGCCGCTGGTGACATAGCCGGTCGTGGCTGCGGTGGGCAGGAACGCGTCCAGACCCTGGGGCAGCTTGGGATCAGCCGAGTTGTCACGATGCAGCGTCTCGTCAAGCTGGACATCAAACTTGTCCATCATGCCCTCGACGTACTCCTCCAGGTAATTCACCATGCGGTAGGCTTCGCTCTCGCTGTCAGGCTTGGCGAAGTTCTTGCCGCGAGGCTGGTTTGGAAGCACGACGTAGCCCATGGCCTCGATGTCGTCGTGGACGATCTCGGTGCCCATATGGACGTTCGACCAGGGGTACTTGGCCTGCAATTCGATGCTGCCCTCGGAGAAGGCGAGCGGATCCTTGCGTTCCCAGCCCTGGATATCCAGACCGATATCGGTCTTGTACTTGACGATAACACCATCCGCGCCAGCGAGAGGAGCAGTGTCCTCATTGCGGGCGAGGAACGACCAGAACGGCATAGCCTTGCGGTCTACGACGAACGGGTCGCGCTTGTTGAGTACACCGTTGTACACGGTATACGCGATTTTCTGAAGCCCCTCGGGGGTAAAGGTACTGGCCACGTTGACCTCCTGCGCGCTAGGCGCTTAAATCCCCGTGGCCGTGACTACATACCATAGGGACAGTTAGTTAAACTTTACCAGTCATCAGATCAGAGATCAGACTGGATTTCCAATCCGCGCCACTGGTGGCTGCCGAACTGGATGCGCTCGGTTTGAGCGTGCTATCCGGTTTCACCCTAGCCGCAGATGCGGGTTTGGTGTATTTCATCTGCACTTCACGTACAGTTTCGTTGAACAGGGGAAGCCACTGGATAGCTGGGGCGCCCTGATGTTTAGTCGCAATGGTCTGGTATACCTCAGCCCGAATCTTGTCCCAATTAGGGACTTTGGTCGAGTACTGGACATCCAGCCGGTCAATCTCAAGCGAGGCCGCTCGTTCGACCGGATCAACAACTGGAGCAGCCTGAGAGGTATAGGTCGGTTCCGGCTCAGGTTCGGGCTTGTGGTACTTAGCCACAATCGCCTTAGCCTTGGCCCTCGCCGCCTCTTCGGTCATGTCCGCATTGTTCACCGCATCGGCAAACAGTTCGGTATAGACCTGTTCCTCTGGCGCGACCGCAGGTTCTGGCGCCTTCGTAGCGACTGGGTTAACCCCGATCATACGAAGTAGGTCGGACTTGGCGGTGGTATCACCTGCACGCATGCGCGCGCCCAATCCAACCCAGTTGGCCATCTCGTCCGGGGAGATCCCCGCTTGAGCACCAACTTGCGCTAGGATGTGGCCGAATTGGCCTTCTTCCTGCGTCTTCTTCAGTTTTGCTTTGAGCTTACCCCAGGCGATCTTTTCGCCTTGAGTGGCATTTTCGCCAGGACCCTGAAGTTCCTCGTCCTCTTCTGGTTCAGCCTCAACGGCTTCCTCAGTGGCAGGATCGGGAGCCTTCTCCTCGGACTTAGCCTCAGCCTCGGGGGCTTTCGGCGGTTCTGAAGGTTTGGCCTCAGCGGCCTTCTCTTCAGGTTTAGCCTCGGGGGTTGCGGGAGGGCTAGGTTCAGCGCCTTCCATCAACTCTTTTACGAGAGTCTCTTTATAGTCCGGCTGCGCCTCAGCGGCGGGTGTTGCCGCAGTATTAACACCCTGGCTCTGCTCGGTGGTGGGAGAACTCTGTGGTTCTTGCTCGTCTGACATCTTATCCTCCTGGGGATTTTGTCAAGCAGTGTTTACTTACTTATGCCTGGGTCGGAGGACCCGGCGGGAGACGGTTCATAGGACTGTTCGGGACCGCTGCGGCCCCGTCAGTAGCGACATCGCGTTTGGTCATATCTGGCGCACCACCACTAGGGCCTGCGCCCTTGTTCGGCGCCTCAGGCGGAGATCCTGGGGACTGGCCCGGCCCACCCCCTGGGGGCGCGGCGGCTGGACCCATCATCTGCGCACCGAGGATCATCTTCTCCACCGGCTTGCGGATGTCCATGGCGTCCATGAGGTTACGTAGAATCTCGATGGCGCCGAGCGGCCCAATCGGTAGCATGAGCGACGAAGCGATCATGCCGAAGTTCTTGTACAGTTCCAGTTGCTTGGCTGCGTCAGGCTTGCCATTCAAGCCACCCTTAACCTCGATGCTGAGTTTGGTGTACAGTTCCTCGGTCGTGAGTGACGGCCACACGGTCTGTGGGCCACACACCTGGGCTACGTACTCAGCCGGGAACACTTTGAGACTGACCTCAAGCATGTACCACAGAATGTCAGTCAAGCAACGCGCAGCCTGTATGCGGCGACGGTTGATACCAGTCTCAGCAGACTTGGCGGCGATGGCGTCCTGTGTAGCCGTATCACCAGTACCAGTCGCGCCCTGCGCAGCCATGGGAATACCAGCCATAAGCTGCATATCCATCATCGCCATGCCGAGACCCTGCTGGAACATCCCAGCGTTATAGGGAATAGGCTGGGTCTCGTGTAGCGCCTTGTTGATCTCTTCGTGCCGTTCCAGTTCGATCACTGAGAACGGGAAGCGGTTACGGTACAGATCCTTCTCTGCTTCGGTCATCGCGTTCTTCGGAATGAAGAGCACGGGGTAGGCCGAGCGCCGAGCTTCGCGGTCGTGCGACCGCAACATGTTGATTTCGTCTTGCAGAGGCCGCATCAGTTTAGTGTCAGACAGCGGCAGTACCTGTCCCGTCACGCGATTGAACCAGAGGAAGAAAAACGGATACCACTGACGACCACATGCCTGCGGAACGTCGTTGGCCAGGAACTTCTTCATCCCATGGACCCAGACATACCGGCGCGAACTGCGGCGATCCCACATCTCCCATACGGCCACGCGATTATTCCGCTGCGGCGATTCGATGTCAGGATTACGGCGGCTAGGCTCTTCGTCTAGGTAATTGCGCTGCGTGTACAGGCCGCGCTCATCATACAGCTTCGCGCCATTGATGTCGCGCTTATTGATATTAAACTTGGAACTGACCTCGTCCGGCATCATGTACACACGATGCGCGAGCCACGAGGCAGATAGGATATCTTCGGGCCGAGTCACGTCAGTCCACGCCCACCGGAAGTCCTCGGGCAGAATCTGATTCACCTCGAAATTCATCTGATACGGGATCTCGCTGGATCCGAGCAAGTCAATCTCCTGACCGTCGATGATCGCCTTGGCCTTCTGGCTGCGAGGGTCCTGCGGGTCGGGGATAAGCGTAGGCATCCCGGTCATCGGATCCACGCTCGGCACCATTGGCACGTTAGCCTGCTTGATTTCCTCGGCCAACCGCTGCGCCATCCAGATACGAATGGTCTGATCCAGATCGGTCATTTCCTTACCGAGCGGGTCATCCATAGTGAAATTACCTGAAGCAAACTCAGCCTTCAACTGGATGAGCCTAGCGACGTTGTCCTGCTGATCCGCAAAGCGCGGCTTACCAATCGGATCTTTATAGTAGTCCGTGCTGAGGTTCACCTTGAGGATGGACCAGGGATTGGTCATGGCGTCCTGAATCGCACCATCAAATACAGGGGCAAACTTCATCTGCTTGATGCAGTGCTGGAGCCAGATTTCCGCCGTCTGGGCGAACATGTCGTCCATCGGGTCTACGATGCCACCGACCTTACGAGTAGGCTGGACTTCAGGCTGCGGATCGGTCAGGCCGATGTTAGCAATAGAGGTTTGCTGGAGACGCAGGCAGTGGTTGACCGCGACGGTGTCCTGCGTCTTCAGTAACATGGACTCTTCGGCCACATACTTGCGGTCGAGTTCCATCTCACGGAAGCTATTGATGAGGAATTGCGGAGCCTGAACGAGCGAGGTGAATTTAGCCACTAGAGCCTGTTCGCCCCCGTCGCCTGACCCGCCGACGTTGACAGTAGTGCGATCGAGTTCGGCCTGCTCGATGGGCGGAGTCGGATTCATAGCGGTATCGACTGGGTTCATATAAGCCTTAGATTAGGTAGACGATTGCTTGAGCCGTAACAGGCGAGACGGTCGCGCCCCGTACACTAGAATACACGTCTCCGTCAGCCGGTTCGTAATACTCTTCGCCAGCAGGAACGTACGTAGCATGTGTGAAGTCTGACGAGCTAGGAGTTTGGGCCGCTCCAGTAGCAGTGTACCGTGGGCTGGTTACTTGGAAAGCTTCCCGATTTCCGCCAGTCGAGGTGTATGCTGAGATTCTGATGCCATGTAGGAACGAGGCCCCGGCGCTGCGGTCATCCACTGGGACGAATCCAGCGGCCTTGATCAGATCGAACAGCGTCGAACCCGCCCCACCATTCTGCGCGTTACCGGGAATGGTGATAGAATACCGGCCTATCCTAGATGCGGTAACTGGGCTGCCCATTACTTCCTAAACCTCCACATGCCACGCCGAAGTCCTAAGCCGAGACCAAGCCGGTGCCGGATAGACCGAACGACTGCGACGACACTGCCGCCGATCCCGTATAACGGGGCCAGAAACCACACACCCGTAGGTCCGATTATCCAGTGCATACTAATTACCCTCAAGAGCCTGGAACGACTGTAACGGAGTTCCTGTCCAGGTCTTAGATAGTATGACCGTTGCGGTACCTTTCAACCGCTTTTCGATTACCGCCGAGGTATGAACTTCATCAGCTTCAACCAGATCCTTGACGGTGTCAATCGCGGCAAGCTGGGCCGATTCGGTGGGGGTAAGGCCAGATACGCCAGTCTCGGCGATGAGGATGGTGTTCTTCCATACTACGTCGATGCCGCCGCCACCGCTCGACTTGACTGGGTAGGCGTCATCGGCGCGGAAGATGCGGCGGTTGTCTAGTTGGCGCAGATTCGTGGCGGTGGTGTTGTCAAGGTACAGATTAACAATCGAGTTGTTAATACGGAAGTTAGCCTGATCTATCGCGGTAATACCGCCAACGAACTCTTGGATACCTTGGTCGCTTTCGAGATTATACGACCACCATGCGTACATGTCCGCAATGTTGAAGTTGGCTGCGACTGTGACGTTCACCTCGTCGTTGACATAGTCTGCGGCGAATCCCGTAACCGTACTCCCATCAATGCCGAGCGCAACGTACACAACGTCTACTTCCTGCCCAGCTAGTACCGTCCAGCCAGACGACGAGGCGACAACTGTAGTAACGTAGGTTAGATATCCTCGCTTGTGTATCGTCACTCGCACGGTATCGCCAGCCGTGTAGTCTGTGCCTTCCGTATAAGTATCGCTATAGCTAGTACCAGGAGTACCGAGATAGATTTCGGTGTCTGTGGTCACGTTGTAGACGCGGACCTTGCTGCCAGACACGATATTGGTGATCGTGGCCGAGCCGACAGTAGGAGGCGTGCCATAGGTTCCATCGTCGGACTGGAAGCGGGTGAAGTCAGGGTGCGGAGTGCCACCAGTGCGGATGACGCGAATGCCGACAAGATCATCTGGACTGTTATGGAGGATACCTCGCAGAGTCTCATAAGACGCTCCATTATCCAATACCATCTCAGGCCAGAAGAATGGTTCCTTGCCTTGAAACGTGGCGTCTTGAGCGAGGTTGTAATTGAGCCAGCGCAGGATCGTATCACCGGAATTGGCCGCGCTGTCTGTGATAGTGACGCTATAGTTCTTTGCCCCGTCGCCCGCGTCCCAAGACACGGGAGAAGCGCTATCATCAGTCAAGGTAAGGTTCGTCGCTGACGGATCGCCAAGCGTAAGGCCGTCAATCGCCGACATCGTGAGGGTGATGATGTAGAGGACTGGCTCCATCGTAGCGATGCCGTACACAGTAAGCACGTCAGTCTCGGCTTGCCGGTATCCGTTCCTCTGCACCTTGAATTGCAGATTGCTGCGCTTGTTGAAATTGCCGTGCGTGGCATCACCGTACATTTTGATAATTTCGTTTACATTGCCCGTAGCGCGAGCATCAGCTATCGCACCAGACCCAAGCTCATACTCAGGTTGCGATCCGGCGACTACGCCTTGCGAGAGTATGCCGACGAACTCAGCCGTCACAACTTCCGCTGCGCTCAAGTAGCGAACGCCGCCGCCTGTCATGTTCGTGATAGACGCGTCTGTTGCACCTTCCGCGCCATTAAGCAGGAATAGAGATGTGGCACCATTCATGCTGAGATTGAACGGGGTATTTCGTAGGCTCGTCTCGCTGATGAACGAGTCAATCATCAGAGAGTACACGTCACGGATGTTCGGTCCCCACGTCGGCACTGTCAGTTGATTATTAGCGCGGCTCCAGCTTGCGTCGGTCGTGTAGGTCAGGCCGTGGGCAGCGTTGTAGTTGTAGTCCGTGACCATCGTGAACGGCTGCGACATCGTACCTGACAGCACCACGCCCGTCAGTCGCTGCGGGATGAATCCCGCCTTTTGCGCCACGATGTCCACCGTTTCGCCGCTATGGGTATAGACTAGGCTTGTTCCGGTAGTTGAAGCGAGGACGGTCTGCGTACCAGTCGTGAAGATTTGCAGTAGTGTATTTGTTTCGGTGCTGGTGACCGTGATGTCCGCCGTGGGCACGACAATAGAAACGGTAGCCCCTGCGCTGGTGATGTCGCCAGCCGATAGCGATGTCGTTCCGGCGACGGTGATGGTGACGGTTCCAGTCGTCTTCAAGACGTGGATCTTGTCGGTTCCAGGTGTGCCCGAGAAAGTAACATCGGTAAGCGTGAACGCCGTCACCGACGTACCTAGCTCGATATGATATCCAGCCGACGTGCCGGTAAGGTCAATTGTCGTCCTGGTCATTGACGAATTGGTGTCGAACTTGATTGCAGCTTGGGTTGATGTCGCCAATGTCTCCGTGATTACACAATCGACAACCGCCGCTCCTTTTGCGTCTATAACCTCGCTACCAATTACGGATATACCGGTAAAAGGGACACCCGTTTTCCAGGTTAGCTTTGTTCCGCGTGCGATCCATCCCTGCGTGTAGGTCGTCGCGCTAGTGCTGTAATCCGCGTGCAAGGTAATGTTGATTATTTTAGCCGACGACACCGGCCATTGCCGTAGGTCAATCGTATCAGATGCGCTTGCCTTGAAGGTGATGGTGTTGACAAGAGAATCGACAATATAGTTTTTGACGAGATACGGGTATTCAACAGATGCGGCCACACCTGCAAACGTAGTTATATTGGTTCCATCCCCGATCTGAACGTCGGTGCACCATACATCCTGTAATTCGCCTTGCGACGATGCACGGAAACCGTCACCGAACCCATTAAGGTAACGCGATACCTCTCTTGGGGTCAACCCTCCGGTCAGGATTAGCGGGGCGGCCTTGGCCAGACCAGTCAGCGTCACATAGCGTGTTGCGGTGTTGGTTCCGCTTCTTTTCCACACAAGCCCGAAATACTTGATATCCGTGATATCTAATACACCGCTGGAATCAATCAGTGGTAGTTTGGTAAACTCACCGTGAAACATCGTTACATTGGTTGCGTTGGCACCGCCAGAGGATGATGCAGGCGGGTAGTACGTCCTGCGATACGCCCAATTTCCTGCACTGTCTTCAAGGTACATTCCGAAAGTTGCAGGTGCGATGTTCATTCCAGTCTGACCATACCCGACTGTGAAGACACCGCTAAGGTCAGCAGACGATAAAGCTGAGATTACAAACCCATAATATAGCGCACCATTAGCCGGGTGCGCGTGAGCCACCGCAGCCCACGAAATAAAGCCGCCAGCAAACGGTGGGGATGGGATTCTCTGCGTTTCGTCCAGGGTAAGCGTGGTAAAGGCGTCTGTGTTTACTCCTAGAAAGGAGGCTCTCCTTGTAGTAATCTGCGCGACTGACGACGCGGGATCGGAAGTCCCGAACCTTTTGACGTATTCAATCCCGCCAGTTGCTATCGGCGCTTTTCGCCCACCACTTTTGTTGCGTAGGACAAAACGTACAGATAAATAGCGCACGTTTGCCGAGCTTGTTATTGTCTCTGACGCTATAGCCGCCGCCGTGCCCTGACCGAATGCCTGCGAGAATATCACCCTACCGGTTTGATTGTACAGGACGTTCTGCTTGCGAGTCGTGATATTGTAATAGGTGTTACCTGCTTGCTGCATGATCGTATCTACGATCAGACCACCGTTGTTCGCCGGGGTTATCGTAGCGAGCACGCACGACGTTGTGACAGAGTTTCCAGAATGTACTATTTGCGCCGGGGCCTTTTTAACGGTAACGTTTGACACCGTTGTTGATGCAGCCGTCGCCAAGGTGGCAGTCCCCGCGCCAACAGATGAGACATACGCCAGCAGGTTCGCTCCAGACACCCCAGCCCCTGGCACCATGATGGTGACGCCTGCCACGAAATCACCAGTGGCACCAGAGAAGGTCAGTGTCGTTGAACCGGAATTGATAGACCCCGTGCAAAGCGTTACGTCGGTTACATCGAACGGGGCCGTTCCATCAACGTCCCGGTATATTTCAGCCCCGACAGTGAAAGCGACTGGCGACGCTACGCTAACCGTAGGGTTTGGTTCATTCGCACCCGCTATCTTATAGCACGCGCCGAAACGGCAAACGGCGGAGGTGCCCTGCTGTGCCACGAACTCCGTGTATCCGGCAGGGTATGTGATTACATGCGAGTTGGTTTCATTGACGAATAATACAATGAGATCGCCTGCCTTTGTCTCTCCAATGTCAACCTCGACCGACGATACCGTCGTATCCTCTTGCGCCGTGAGAATTGCGTTGACGAGGTATGCCATCACCCACCCCGCTTGCCAGGGTGGGTACGGATTACTGCACCTATCTCGTTACGTGGCATTACGCCTTAGCGATGAACGCTTTCAACTCTGCGATCTTCGCTTCCCGTTCAAGCAGGGTTTTGTGAGCCTGTTCCGCTGCACTCTGCAACTGCTTGGCCATCTCCATAGCCTTGCGTCCATCAGTTTCATGGCGACACTTGGCGTGGTCAGCTTCAGCACACTCAGACTTCAACTTGGCGAGCCTAGCCTCTTCAACCTCGACGGCCTTGGCGTAGCGGGACTTGATCTCGGCATTAGACTGCTCGATGGTCTTGATTACGTTCGCGCGAAGCTCTTCGAGGTCCTTAGCCATGAGAGCCTTGGCCTCAGCGGTGTGGGCCTCGGCGTCTTTGGCTTCCTTCTCGGCCTTGGCCAGCCTAGCCGCCACGGACGACTGTGCTTCGGCGGCAACGATACCCGCCTCACAAGCCGCGATGAGTGCCGCGATGCGCTGCTGTTCAAGTTTAAGGAGGGCAAGATGGTCAGACAGGGGATTGGCTGGCATGGTTAGGCTTTCTTATTAGTCGAGAGCGCGGTCGCGAGGACGGCAAGACTCTTCAAGGTATCAGGGGTAATAGTGGTACGAATGTGCTCAGGAAGTGCGGCGTGATTCATCACAACCCATTCAATTACCGGCGTTGCAAGTTTAGCGGCTGAAGTGACTTCGGTTGAAATAGCTTCGGCTTGTTTCTGATTACGGTTGGCTATGATCTCCCACACCATGTCAGCGGTCTTACCTACTAGCGGACCAAGTCCAGGAATACCAGGTGCCACGCGGCCCACACCCCACAGCACAGCCAAAGCAGTACCAGTAAGAAGGCCCCAAGGAGATGAAGGAGTAGGTTCGGGCGGGGCGGCATCGCTGTACTGCTTGACGTTAGCCGCAATCTGCTGCGGTGTCATTGCGGGGGCGGGCAGTGCGGCGAATGGCTCGTTAATCGCCGCAAGTTGGTAATGTATTACCGAGTCGAGCGTCTGTTTTGCCTCAACCAGCTTATTCACGTCAATCAGGATAGCCGCCGCTTTCGTGCCAGCGATGCCATCAGCCGCCGCCTGCTTCTGCTCACGCGAAGCACAGCTAGTGAACAGAAGAGCTAGGATAAGTGTATACTTCAGCATGGCGCAAGCCTAGATGGTAAGTTAACAAATGCAAGCCTATTAGTCTGATCCGGCTTTATCCTTTACTACTAACGCCACAGTGGAACCGATATGACGTTCTACGACCGCAGTCAGTCTATCAACCTTCTCAGATAAGTCAGTGAATCGAAGCGCATATGTCGTAAAGGTTCCGCCGAGCACAAAGGCAGCTACGAGGATAGTGACGATTGTCCCCATCGTGAAGCGTATAGGTTGGTCGGGGGACACAGTCGGATCGTTAGGATGTCTGCCCATTGGTCGGCTCCTTCACTTCTTTAGGGGTCGTAATAGTGCTGAATGCCTCATTAGCCATTTTGACAAACCCAACTCGAACGCTAGGCGTTAGAGTCGAAGCATAATCGGTCATAGCCTGCTGGATAAACATGAGGGCTTCGTTGATCTGCATGGAGTTCTCCTGGTTAAATAATAGGCGGAATGCTTGTCAGGTCAGCGACTTGTGCGGGGCCATCTACAGCGTTCACGCCTGCGGCCCATGATGCGATCCATTCGATAACTTGCAAGCCAGTAATACCCCCATAGGTCACGTCAATAAGGGCTTCGATGGGCGTTGAGCGCATGAAGTTCTTGATCGGCTGGCCCATCACCGTTCCGTAGACCGGGCGCAGCGACTGGTACACGTCCACCCGCTTGTGGTCGGGGTCTTGATTGCGGATGACGATTTCCTCCGTCCGAGCCTTGACGGTCGTGGGGAGGTTTATGAGGATGTCGTCGGGCATGGCGGGTCCTTTAGGTTGATGCAAGAAGTTTGTAGGTGGTACCGTTGATGGTTATGGTCACATATCCGGTAGCCGTGGGCGGCGTAGCAGAATACGTCCCTAGCGCCCATCCGTAATTTCCACTGAACCCTGCGTAGACCACCGTTTCTGAAAACACCCAATCTTTGGACCACACTTTTCCGCCGCCGATTTGGACCTCTCCAGACGCCACGGAAGACGGAGAGGCCCCTCGGCACACGGTTACGCCTGTACTAAGCCACTCTATCGGATAATTATTGTCCGTTCTATTGTAGAGGGCCAACGCATTAGCGGTGTTACCGTTAAGATAGAACTCCCACCTCCGACCACTAGCCGCTGTATCGCCAAGGATAAGCCCTGGGCCTCCACCATTCTGCGCGGACCATACACGTCCGCCGCCAATCTTCACTTCTCCAGACGCCACAGACGAAGGCGCTGATCCAGTGAACGTTACCGCTCCCAGCGCATTGATCTGATCGCTTGCACCGCTGCCGTGCGAACTGGCGTGTGGGGCGACCGCTGCCGTTCCGCCACCTGGAACCGTGCTGCTAGTGCGATAGTCGGTCGCGCTAATGAAGGTTGGCGAGCCGCCCTGGTTCCGGTAGATCACACGGTAGAGCAGTTTCAATTCTTGCAGACTCAGACCGGTCCATGCCGCAGTCGCAGTCGATAAGGCTGCCTGGGCGTCAGTCAGCGTGGCGTATTCGGTAGTCCCGACGCGAATCCAGATTGGACTGGTGGTGTCGGTCGTAGCGTACACATCGTTGATGACGTATTTGCCCGAGGCCACGTTCGTTGCGGTTCCTGCGCTGTCGAATTGCAATGTCCCACCACTCACCAGATACGGCGTCGATTCAGTGGTAAAATACATCGCGGAATTGGTCCCGCTATACCGCCATAGACGACAGGTGGTTGACGTTCCTGAGGCGGTGAAATTAATGTCCTCGTCGTGGATCACGCCTTGCGTAATCGACAATGTTGTATTGTCGAAAGTTCCAGACAGCCCCGTCTCATACCGTGTGCCGATGGTCTTGTGCGCCCACAGATGCCACGGCAGGTTTCGTCGTGCCCCGTGTCGTTCCTCGTTGATGGCATATACCGTTGTCGGATGGTAGTAATAGATCGTGGCCACGGGAATGGTCGTCGTCAGCAAGAGGTCCCATGGATTCGTACTCTGTACCAGATTCGGCACACCATTGGTGACTTTGAATGAGATGAAGTATAGTCCTGACGCTGCTGGAAGCGTGCAGGAATCCTCTGCTAAATCATATTCGCGCCCCTCGTACCATATCTTGAAGGTGCTACCAGTAGGCGAGATCGTGAACACGCGGAAGGTCGGGTCGAAGCTGTATGTTGCGTCTGTTCGGCTATCGAACCCCTGTTGCCGGTGGAAGTCCTGATAGTGGACTCCGTTGTCGATGTGGACGAAGATGGTTCCGTCGACCGTGCTGTTAAGAGCATAGCCAACAATCACGCGATGATTCGGGAATGCTGGTTCGACGTTGGTCAAACCGCCCGCCACAGTCGGGGACAGATAGAGTACGTCGCCGTCTGCGAATCCCATAGTATTGATTCCACGCACCAACCCAAGAACCGTTACATACCCCTCCGCATTATTTGCGGTATCAGCGGTCACGACGCCGATGGTATGGTGCGGAGAATCCCCGGTGTCTCCGATGGCCAAGGCCATGCTAGGCCGGTTGCCTTGCGCCCCGTCCACGTAGACGACCTGCCCGTTGGTTATCGTGCCGCCCGTTTTGTTGACGCAGCGGACCCAATTCTCTTGGCCGACCTGCAACGTCGCTCCTGAGATTTCAGATTGCAAGGACAACGTGTGATCGACGCTGTCCCAATACATCCGGCCTTCGAGATGCGCCGGAACCACTGATGGGGTTAATTGAAAATACCCATGCGCTGCGACAACCCCTCCACCTATCTGTACCTCGCCAGGGTCTACTGTTACTGGTATTCCGCCACGAAACCGCGCCGTTTTAGTTGCGTGGTGGAAATCTAAATAGAAGTCGGTTCCTGGCGCTGTGCCGACACTGAGGATAGCCCCATTGATTATAGTTCCTCCACCGATACTCGTCTGGTTGGAAATCCAAGCTGACGGTTTTTGCCCCGTGATTTCCGCATAGTCATACCACTTGGCGAGATTCCCGCCGTGACCAGCGAAGCGCATCCCCTCTGGCATCAGCTCGAAGGATACGTCTAGGTGTCCAGCCTCACTATTGCTGATGCCGATGTGCGCCAACTGATACCCAATTTTGCTAGCAAACATCAAGTGCATGCCGTCCGATGCGAACCCCGCTGCTGGAGGTTGCAGGATGATACCGCACGTTCGTGGCTCGCCGCCACCGGGACGGGTTATTGTGTCCCCACCAAACACACGAAGGCCGCCGCTCGCCCAAATCTTGCCGCCACCGATTCGCGTTTCTGCCGTCAGGGTTATTCCGACCCCCGGTGTAGATACCGGCCCGCCACCAAGGAACTGCGCCCATTTCGTGTCGTTGTCGAAGATAGCATAGGCCGAAGCAGTCGGCAACGCGCCGACGCCCAGGGTTTCCCCGGCCAAGACCATGCCGCCGCCAAGCTGGACTTCAGAAGTAGTAAGAATCGTGGGAGCAAAACCTAATACATGCTGCCGCTGTGTGAAGGTCTGTTCCCGCTCCAGCAACGCCATCGTGCCGCTAAAATCGGGGATCGAGATTGTCCGGGCCTGTGACAGATTCGCTTTAAGCGTCAAGTCCGCGTTCACGATATCAGTAACTAGATGCTCCAGATCCAGTTCAACCTTGCCCGCATCGCCATCGAACAATCTAACCCAGTTCCGGCCAAACGCCGACATATCGGTAATCTGGTCAGTTGTGATTGAAATAGGCCCAGTACTGCCAGATCCAGATCCAGCAGTACCAGGATTGATTAGAATACGCGTAGCTGACGTGGCTTTACCAATCGACCCACCAACCACCAATACACCATCCGTTCCACATCCATAGCCAGTACCAGGAACCAGACTAGCCAATTTCAGTTCAGCTTCCCCAACAGTCTCAACACTAAACCTATCCCCATCCTTTACACTCGTGACAATACCATCCGGCGTATCGCTAGGCTGTGCCAACCGGTATTTACCCGACTCAGACACCACCCAACGATACGCCGAAAGGCCATGCGAAGGCTGATATACACTCCGCATGTTTTACCTGCTATTAGCGGACGTTAGCAGGAACGATATTCGCAATCGCCGCACCGTTCTTCAGGAAGTCAGTAGCCTTGATGGTGTAGACGGTATTGGCCGTCAGATTACCACCAGTATGCTGCACAATAGCATTGGGGTCAGGGATGATAATCTCAAGCCACTTACCGGCAGCCAGAGTATCGCCAGTCGTGATGCCGGTGCCGTTGATCTTCCACTCACCAGCGCCGGGAGTCGCATCTGAACCCTTACGCAGAAGCAGGGTCGCATCGACTTCCATGCCGCGCTCTTCAGGCAGCACAAGCGCGATAGCCTGGAGGTAGTTGGCCGCAGTGATCGAGGCATCAGCGGTGGTCGGATAGGTCACGCCAGTCGGAGCGGTCGGGAGAGTGAAGGTCGTCGCCGAGCCGTCACACTTGAACCGGAACACGCGCTGGGGCGAATTGATACGACCGGGGTGATTGACACCATACAGAGTGGCCGCGCCGGGCGACCAGACAGTCAAACGCTGATCGGACGTAAACGCGCGAATACGCCGATTGAACGCGGCGCTAGTAGCGCCAGTGGCAGTGAGGGAGAGCGTGAGAGCAACGGGATTGGTGCCCACACCAGTGTTAAGAGCCATGACGGCCTCCTTATTTGGCGGGGCGTGCCCGCGAGTGATACCGCTGGCTATAGCCTACGGCACCGTCATGCTACAGTCCAGGATAGATATGCAAGCACTAATTTACATTAGTCAACTAATTTAACCAGGAGGATCTGGTACCCTGGTATTACCTCATCAGCCTTGCGTTTTATGCCTGCACCAAAGTAGAGCCACATTTGTCCATCATGTCGTTGGTACGCCTTCCACTCCCGGTACTGCTTGTACTGCTGAGAGGACAGCACGATGTAGACACCATGCTTGTTCACGACAGGCTTGGCCCCTTGGGGTAGTTCGATAGTCCTCCACTCTGCGGCCATTACTTCCTCCGCATCTTATACGCCGACCCGTTGAGTCGCCTGAACGGTGCCTCATCGTTTCGGGTGATGTCGCTCGTACGGGCGATCATGTACTCGTGGGTCCAAATCTTACGACCATCCTTATCGCGCGTCTCATCTGGCCCTTCTGGCTCTTTTGGCTTAGGCGGGGGTATCACGTCCATGTCGAGGGCCAAGAACCCATTAGCCAGCGCGTCTACAAGATCGTCCTCACCCTCTGACTCTGGCATGAACTGAAGCAGTTGGGGCTTTAATGTATGGGTGTAGAAATCACCTTCGGGGAAAAAGACTTGTCCAGCCTCCATACGCGCCCGAAAAGCGTGGGCGTGGACGTGTTTTGCGGCAGTTCTACTGTGCCTAGATAGCGAAACATACCACTTTTGCTTGGACATTTCAGCCCTAAACACGGGTTCCAGAGTGGACTGAATCGGCCCCTTTTCAGTAGCCAGGACCCTAGATTTTAGGGTTTTAGCGAGTTTTATGGTCTTTTCTACTGAGTCGAGTGACTCGAACCGCCCATAATGGATGGTAGGGTGGATATAGACATTCCCCTTATGGTCCACTCCCAGCGCCACCACGGCGGTATGGTCGGCTGTGGTCTTGGTAGACACAGCGTAGTCAGCCGCGACGAGCCACCGCAACTCAGTATCTTCAGGCAGGGTCTGGTATGTACGGAAGTGCTTGGCTTGGAAGAACCCGCCCTCTTCGATATACGGGCTACACTGATACATAGAGGCCCACACCCTAGGCGGGAGGGACTTCTTCAGCATAGCGGCTTCAGATGCTGGGTATCGCTCTGGATGCAGTACCTCGCCCTTCTTCCGATACAGTTCGTCTACCTTGGCTTCCTCGGGGAACTCGTAGACAATCCAGTTCTCGTGAGAATGGTCTCTAAGAACGCGTCCAATAAGGTCGTCCACATGCCAGCGTGTGGCAGTAATGATAACACCACCGCCAGGATGAAGGCGAGTGCGAGCGACAGAATTATACCACTCACCAGCGCGATCTCGAATAAGCTGAGAATCAGCATCTTGCTGATCTTTGCAATAGTCGTCAATACAGAGGATGTGCGCGCCCATGCCCGTGAGCGCACCTCCAATGCTTGTGGATTTATACATGCCTCCGAGCTTCGTACGAACGAAGTCTGCGGCATTGGATCGGGGGTCGAGTTTGACATCGAATAGGTCCTGATATACGGGGTTATTGAGGAGTTCACGGACTTCGCGCCCAAAGCCGTCGCTGAGGTCCTGCCCATATGTAGCAGTGATCCACTCCCACTCAGGATGCTTGGCCAGGACGTAGGGGGGCAGCTTGCGCGACACGATTTCAGACTTGCCACGGCGCGGCGGGCAGGTGAGAATGAGCCTAGGCGACTTCTTCTGCTCTACGCCTAGGATGAAGTCGTCAAGCAGTTCACACAGCCGGGTATGGAACCAGCCAGCCTTGTACTCACGGTGGAACAGTTGGATGAACGGCAACAGGGACCGTCTGGCCATCTCCCGGTTAAGGAGTTCCAGATCCAACGCCGCCACCATCTCATTGTGGTCCATTACGCTACTCTCGCCACGGACTTGATGAAGGAGGTAGGAATCATGAATCTGCCTTGGGTTTGGGTGTCAGCCGCGATGGACTGGGCCAGGGTGATGAAGTCAGGCTTCTGGTCAATAAGGAATCCTACCGATACGATCTCTACTGGTCGGACTTGCTTGGAGTCTTCCATATCCTTCCACGCTGGCTCATCTGGCGCGTCGTCCTGCGTCGCGTCGAGCCATGTAATACGTACGACTTTATATACGGACTTGGGCGGCTGCGACTTGCGCAGCTTTGGCGGCTGCTTCGTCGCGGAGCTTGATGAGGTCGGCGAGCGGGAGACTCTTGAGCACTTGCGATTTGCGAGCGATTTCGTCAAGGGAGGATGATGATGGCGCATCGGTTGCCTTTGCTTGTGGAACGGTTTTGTCGGTGAGGTACTTCAGCGCGTCATAGCGCATCTGTGGGGTGGCTGGGGTAGCGTCTGGCGTAGGATGGCCGTGGCTGTCGAGGATAGGCATGGTACCAGTCAGCGCGATCTGCGTAAGCATACGTATGAAGGCTTCGGTTGGAAGCGACATACGCAGCGATTCGAACGACTGCATGGTGGTTGGGATTATTGGCATGGATCAGGGTCCAATACTATTGGTTCGGCTGGGTCGGGCGTGCTAGAGGAGTCTGGAGAGTTAGACGTGGCTGGCTTGTCGGGCACACGACTGTAGCCTGGATTGGGTATGGTGGATGGTAGGACTGGGGTACGGTTGAGCACGACTACCCGCTCTGCCGACAGCAGTTTGGCATGGGCCTGGACCGAGCGGTTGTACTCTACCATGCACTGGTGCACGATCTGCCACATCTTATCTAACAAGGCAGTCGGCTCTGCGAAGGCGGCGTGTGGGATGGGGTCGGTGTTGTCTGCCAGGGCGTACCGCTGTAGGTTGCGGAGTGCGAGTTCGTACAGATTACGGTACTGGAGAAGGATTTGCAGGGCAGGTTGATCTGGCGGGGCGAACATGGTCTTACCCGCGCCGAATAGGATAACTTTGAATGAAGCGGCGACTTTAGATAGGGATGCCTCGGTGCGATCCTCCACTTCAGGTATCATCATACGCGGCAATTTGGGCATGCTAGGCAGCATTGCAACGATCGGGGGGATTGCAAGCCAAGTATAGCCAAAATGAGCTATACTCGGCTAGACTTAGTTAGACTTGGCTGGACTTATTAGGTGTTACAACCTCATACTAGTTCAGATTTTGATCCGCGCGGTATTGAGGCCGTGTTAAGTACGCCCAGCCGCCCGGCTCGACTAACCCCCCGGCGTACCCCACCCCTGACCAGTCTGACCAGCCCCAATAGCTTGTATGGTGTCATTATTGACACACTATGGGTAGGACGTGTGACGTATGAGGGTATTATGGATAGCGACAACAAAGCGCGGCGGGCTGGACGGAAGCCCGACGTACCGATCGGAGAAATCCCCCGACAACAAGGGGGCGGGGTATGCCTCAAACCTGGGCTTACTCTGTGGTCCGACCACGGGAACGGTGCTGCGCCTTCGAGACTTGCGGCGGGTTCTAAACCGCCACATCGTCTGATCCCTGCCCTAGGCTGACAGTGCTTTACTGCGGCACGATACCCTAGGGACAGTGCGACCGGTAGTCATGGTGATTGCCAGACGGTCGCACAAGGCACACTAGGGCGGAACGCTCGTCCTAGTCCTAAGTCCTGCAATCCCGTGCGCGGGATTGGTGCAAGCCGTCCGGTGAACGGCATCGCTAGACAATCGCATCCCTAGGAAACCCTCGTACCGTCCGAACGGTGCTCGCAAGCCCTAGGGTTTGACGAGTCCGAATGGCTTAGGACACTCAAGCCTAAGCCTTTCGATGCTCGCCAATCCAGGCAAGCCCTATGCGCCAACCGCGCAGGAGTATCCCATGCCTTCTACCCTCGCCCCCACCCTGGAACAGTCCGCCACCAATGCCGTGGAGGTCCAGACCCCTGATGTCGTGGTCCTGGCGTCTACCGAGAAATTGAGCGCCAGCGAGGCTGGCAAGGTCGCCAAGCGCGCCGGTCATCTCGTCTTGGATGCTGGTGATGCGCTTGTGGTCGTCCGTGGCGACAGCGCCTTGGCCACCAATGTCGAATCCCGTCGAGGCCTCCGCAATTATGACAAGGTCATGGACAGCTTCGACAGTGCCACACCCGCCAGCATCCGCGCCGCGTGTGATGGCGCAAAGGCCCATCTCATGGATATGGTCAAAGCGACCAATGAAGCGGCCTTTGCGGCGCGGCGTGACATGCTGAATCAAGCCGCATCAGCCACTGGTTGGCGTCGCACGGTCCTGTTGCGCATGGCGCTCAAGGGCCTGAAGTAAGTCTAGCCATCCGCATCATACTACCCAAGCCCTACTAGGTTAGTGTAGTATGATGCTATTACGTTTGACGATTCTCATGCGCCAAGTCTGACTTGACGCATGGATGATCGCCATGCATCCTCACGCTCTAAAAGTGTCCTAACCTAAAAAGGTATTATTTCTTAATACCTTTTCACTTTTTAGGTAAAAAACGATTGAAACTCATGGCCCAAGGTTTGTTATGACT